AATACACGTTTATGCCTAGAGCGTGGGCAATGGCTCCTACCTGCACCGGGGCCTTTCCCTGATGTTGCCGTATCAGAGCTGTCGTATCAAGGGGGGGCATCGTCCCTCCATTCATCCTTTGCTGGCGCGTCCCCTGGGCCTTGGAACGGACGCGCTTAATCCCCTTAACGCGGACTATCATCCCCAAACGCGCCTTACCAACCAAGCGATCTCGGCTCCGATCCCGACCAACATAATCCCGGCGATGATAAGGTAGCTGATTGTGAACCACGCTCCTTGCCCACGGAATAGCTTCCACGGCATCATTTTGCCCCAGCCTCTCTAGCCACCACTCTTGGGTTGGGAGAGCGCCGCCGAGCATGGAAGCGCTGGTCAAGCCAACGGCCGATCGCGCGGATATTCGACCCTGTGGATAGATCGGTTTGACCAAAAGAAAGAGGCCAGGTGTGGCACCCGACCTCGATCTTAACCCCACGAAAAACTGTGATGGGTTCGCTGCGGGGTGGACGGTAAATCCGTGCGTAAGATACGCGTCCATCTCCCATCTGGTCAAGGCGACTCGTCACACCACGTAGGCGGCTCACTTCCGTCGGCGAGAGTAGCGATAAACATGTCGCCACTCTTCCTGATGGAGATCGAAGGCGGGTCTGGAAGCTCTAATACCCTCCGAACTTCGGAGATAATCCTGTCAGGATCGCCGGTTCGTACTTCGGTAAACATACAAACGCCTTTCGCTCGGTTAGTAGCCCGCCGTCTCAGCCTCTTTATTTATGCCGCCGATGCCCTTTGCCAATCGCCTGAGTGCCAAGATTCGGGCGCCGGGTTTTTCGTGCGCGTGTGGTCAGCCCCTTAGGGCAGCGTCGATCATCAGGCGCCAGCATTCCCGCGCGCCGCGATCACCTAGATTTCCGGTCTTCACCGTTGTCTGCAATCACCTCGGTCGCCATTCGATTTCCTCGTAATCCTGGGACGAAATCACATCCTCCGAATGCAGCACGAATCGGTGGCCGGCATCGTGGTCCAGCGTATGCTCGCAAAACCACGCGCTCAATTGCTGCATGCAATCTGGCTCGCCGCTGTAGAAGCTCCACCCTCCCAAGCCATCCTGCGCGACATGAATGCGCTTCCGGCACTCGTGGCAAACCAGGTAATAATCAACGCTCATGCCGCCCCGACCTCCGCATACCGCGCCAGCGTCACCGGATCGCTTTCAACGCGGCAATGATGGCTTGATGGTGCTTGATGGTCTCGCCGACGACAGCGATTCTTATCGGCTGCGGCAGCGCGCCATAGCGTGCCATCGGCAGCTCGCGCCGCCCGCGCTCCAGGTCCGCGAGATACTGCGGTGTGATTCCTAGCGCTCGCGCGACATCGACCTGGCTCATCCCGGCCGCCAGGCGCGCGCTTCGGAGAACATCTGTGATCGCTGACATGCCTCACATATATAGGCCGGGGAAAATAATTCGTCAATCCGCTAAGTTCCCTGTTGACAGCCTACGTCATCCTGCTTACATTCCGATTGTCAGCAAGGGAGATCGAGATGTTTGATATCCGCGAACCGTCCATCGAAGCGCTTAAATCTGCCCCGGTGAAATTCCGCTACGGGTCCAACAAGCGCACGGTACTCGTTGATGGGTTTACCGCAAGCGCCGTGCTGGCCTGCTACGGAGCGCTGAGCGGCGAGGAGAACAAAGCCAAGTTCGAGCGCATGGTCGCCGGAACACCGCAGCAATTCAAGCGGATCGTCGATTTCTGCTGGAAGCACGTAAAGGTCTAACCCGCCAGCCCAGCAATAGGAGCGCACCATGACCGAGACGATCCACGATCAACTCCGCAAGAGTAGGGCGAGGACCGATGAAAACCGGTGATGCCCTCGTCTTCCTGAACGGCATCCTTACCGTCGATGTAGATGCCGGCGGCACTTTGGCGGCACGCGACGATGACATGGACTTCGACGAGAAATATCGCGTTCTGAAAATCGAGCGATCGGAATTGATCGCCATCCGCGAGTTCTTGATCCGGGTTCTAGAATGATCACCGAGCAGGTCAGAGGAAGCGGGAGGGCTTTCACGCCGCGCCGCGGTTTTGGGCGGAGTTGACTGCGCATTTGGGGGTGAGGACCGCTGAGCAGACGGAAGCGCTGTCCGCAGCGCTTCCGTGTACCCAGAGGAGATGACGATGACAGGGACCTGCGAAGAGCACACCGGGCCAGCACGCGCAGCGCTGCCCTACAGCGGGCGATCAAAATGAAGGGAACTACGATGACCGCCACAAAACTGCCGTCACCGAAGTTCGTGCGCGACGGCGAGCGCTACGCGCGACTTCTCGACCCGGCAAATTGCCGCACGCTGGCTCGCCAAGGAACTCGCGGCCGCGATCGAGCGCGGCCGCATGCGGGGAGGGCGAGATGATTGAGCCCGGCGACATTCTCACCCACACTGATGGATTCGGCGTTGTTAGGCGCTGGCGTGTATCTGGCGTCTATCTCGGCGGCGAGAAACAGGAGAGCGTTGTCCAGATCATGAGCGTCTCGCACTCAGGGCCGACAGCAGACGGCCTCTCTGTCCCAATGTACGTCCCAGAAATACTTTTACGCGACCTGAAGAACCAAGCCGAGCAGGTCAGAGGAACCGGGAGGGTTTTCACGCCGTATTCAGTTCGTCAAGAACCGAGTTGAAGTCGAGAGCAGACTGAGCGTGCGTGGGCAAGCAACTCGTCAGCCTCGGCGCGGCGCACCCGCTCCATCGCGCGGTAGATGGCGACAGCGGCTTCGCCCATCTTCATGCTCCCCATGTTATCCAGCACGTCGCCCAGCGCCCTCGCGCCCGCTATCATCGCGTCCGCGCTGACGGGGATGTCCTCTTCGGCCATCATCGGCTCCACATGCCAAGCGCACTCAGTAGGCTTGGCGGCGTAGCAATCTGCCCACAGCACGGGCAAACATATCCAAGCCAAGACGGGACAGCGGTGGCCTGCCGCATCATCTCATACTCGCCTTCAGCTTTTAGCATGTGCTCGGCATTCCGCCGCTGAAGCTCGGCTATCCACTTCATCAGCATCACCGGCTCCCCGGCGCCGGCGTGCTCATCGGGTGCCCCACGTTGACATTCGGGAGGCAAAACATCTTGGCCGATGTCACGACGATTTCGCCTTTCGGGTCGGTCCCCACCGCCAAATCGCTCTTCTCTGCCCAAGCATCCCAATTCGCGGCTCGCCTGTGATCATCAGCACCACCCTGCTTCGTGAGCGCTGCCACCTGTTGCGTCAGCGCCGCGTTACAGGTTCCATCTCTAATCGATCCAGCAACTAACTCAGCAGACTGAGCCGCAGCACAGCCAGCCCAAAGCACGAGCCCTGCGGCGAAGAGGGTGACGCGGTTCATTTTGTCTCCAGAGAGTTAAGTGGTTCTCACGTGCTCGATGGCCCGGTCAAAGTCTACCGGAAGCGTATCGTCTGGCACGGTTCATGCTCCTCTTCTTTGGTCACGCGTTGATTTGCCAGCAACCGCAGGGGCTGCGGCAAATGGCAATTTGGCATACTCGCCAAATGTCCCTACTTATAAAACTGGGAACGGCGGCCAAAATCCCCGCGAAGGATCGCCTGCTTATGGGCGATGCGTCTCCGATGCCCGAAGGGGCGCGTAACGCGCCCCTTCTCGCTGTTTCAGCCCACAACATGAAGGATCAGAGCGGCCTGCCGGAGCGCGTGACAGACGTTCCCGGCGCAGCTTTGCAACGAATCTAGCGCGGTCTTTTCGCTTCTCCGCCAACTCTCGCACCAGATTCGCGATCTGATTGTCCAGCGATGCGATACGCACTTCGGTCGGCGGCATCTCGTAGTCACTCACGCGGCATCCTCCGTCCTCGCGCGCCACGGCTGGCCGGCGATCGTGTCGGGGATTTCGTCAACCACGTACAGCGGGCTTACTGGTTCTGGGCGGCGCGGAGGCGCCGGCTCATCTAGCCCATGCTCGCGGTGAAGCTCAGCAAGCTCTTCCACGGTCATGCGCGATTCCCATTTCGGTAGCCGCGATTCGGAAATGCGAAATGTCTCGACAGTCCGCAACCGCCGCTGTACGCCGGCGCGGCGCGCCTGTAGCTCTTCAGCGCACAATGCCCGTAGCTCGCCAGGCTTCGGGAACCACCGATTCGGCGGAACCGCGTTAATGTAGCGATCGACCGCATCGGCCAGCAAATCGAGCGGGATGTCGGCAAGCGCGTCGAGCCAAATGCCAGCGGTTATGTCGTCGCCTTCGCCATCAGCGCAGAACCACGATTGCGGATAGCCGAACACGCGCCCGGCCTTGTCGAGGCAGGCGGCGCACTCCTTGCGGGCCGCGGGGATCAGCGCTTCCATCTCACTTGTCCGCAAAGTACCCAATGGAGCGCTACCATCGTCCAAATCCCGGCCGCCCATCCCCACACGAAACATTCCAGTGCGATCATTATCCCCTCCCGAGTGCGGCGCGGGCGAGCGCCCCGCGGGCTGCGGCGATGCGTTGGTCGCGGACTTCAGGAATTGGCCGATCTGCTTCATCTCCCCACCTTTCCCCGTTTAGCCAGGTAGCCGGATACGCGATAAATCGCGGGTCAATGTCCTTGGTTTCAATGCCGTATTCGTAATATTTCTGGTGGATCAGCTCCTTCGGAGCCTTTCGGACGGCCCGCCGATACGCCATCCGCGCATGCCCTTTGTCTTTTTTGCGGGTCGATAGTTCCCAGAAGAGATCGAAATCGCTGTCGAGCGGTGAATAGCTACGAAGCGCGCTCACAGCTCACCCCCTTTCCGCCTTCCATGATATGGCCACCCGGCCACCGGAAGAGAGCTTGTCCTTTGCTCTAGCCCCTCTCGGGACCGCGTACTCAGGTTCAGGACCGCGTTACCGATCCTCCCACCTTGTGGGCCGCCTCGGGCTCTTTTTTGAGCGAGCCCACGATGCAGGTTCGGACTCTGGCTGCACCGCCCAATCACTCTCCATCCCTGGCATGGCATGGCCGCTGGGCGCAGGGGGCGCGGAGCCAGCGATTTGTCGTTGCTGACTTGATTTGCGGAATCAGCGCCGCGGGGGGCGGCACATCCTTGCCAAACGGCTCCGGGGCGGTTATATGAGCCTCGGAATTCGATTGGGAATGCCGCCGCAAACCAATCGTCATAAGGCCGGGTCGGATTGGCGTCCGCTCGGCCTTTTCCACTTATTGGCACTGGGTTCCTCCGTCAAGTGAATTTCACCGCCCAGGTCAGAGTCTGCAAACTCGACAAGCAAGATTGTTGCGAAAAAGATCGCCCTGTAGCTTCGCGCCCTGCGGTATCTCGCCGGCCTCGAACCTCAGCCTCAGTTCGGCCAAAGACGCCGGCCATGTGTCTCGCCCTGGCGAGCGGAATGTGTGGCCGGTTAACGATTCATCTGCTTCTGCGTCAGCATAAATCTCTGGATATTCGCGCCACAGAACCCACCATTCCCCTATGCGCTGCGCCCAGCACCGCGCGCAGTCGGTGCGCTCCGGTATTTGAATGCCTCGTTGCTCTAGGAAGGCGAACACGTCTGATTCGCACATGGCGGCTTCCCGAAGCGGGAAGCGCATCGTGATCCCCGGCACAGCCGAATAGTCGCCGCCTTCTCGCTCAGGTTCGTCAGCCCGCAGCCCCACGTATACCATGGCTGGGGCATGCGGAAGCAACCAAGCGGCAAATGTCTCGATCTTCAGTTCCCGCGTACACCACCGCTGCCGCCAATTCGGCAGTGCCTTATAATGCTCAATCAGCCCCTTCAGGCCGCCAGGGCGCATGACCGGAATGATGTCGGAACCGAGGATGTCCCGCATGCGGCGCAGATGAGCCCACCACGGCGGCAGCTCATCCCCTGTCGGTGTGCAGACGTACACGTAATCCGCCGGCTCATTCTCCTTGAGCCAAAGTGCGACGGTCGTGCTGTCCTTTCCGCCAGATATGGGGACAACCAGCATCCTCATAGTGCCTTCTGAAGTTGCACATTGAGCAGCGTTCGCGTAGCCCGCGCCAAATCCTCGATCAGCCAGTACCAGCGCGTGTATGCCGCCAACGTCGGCTTGCGCTCGCCGCCTTCCCAGCTATAGAGCGCCGTCACAGTGCAGCCGGCGAGGCGCGCGAAGACCTTTGCTGGCATCCGCGTAGCGTGGCGCAGCGCGCGCATCATCGCCCGTTCCTCGGGCGACAGCTCGACCAGGACGCCCGCGATCATTCGCACGGCGGAGGCTCCGGGAGTGGCATCCAGTGTGTAGGACGGCGTACATCGCCTGGGAAACTGTTTTGCAATAATTGCCAACCAAATCCCGTCTCAATCAGGCCGGTCCCAAAGTTTCCGTAGTAAAACAGCATCCGAGTATCATCTTTTGGCGCCGTCTTAATCGGCTTCCACTCACTCATCGTCGCCACCTCCACTTGAGCGCGTCGCGCAGTTCCGGGTGCATCTGCCCGGCCTTCTGGTGGCACAGCTTCATGTGTTCGGGGCAGAACGAGGCTCCGACGACCGCGACCTTCTCATCGCAGTAATGCCAGCCGCCCGCCCGCACGTCGCCATGAATGAACCGGCATCCTTGCGGCACCGGGTACGCGGCTAGGCGCTCATCCATCGTCGATCTCGCGCCCCTGGAAGGATGCCCTCTGTACGTGGATAGGCGGTTGAGTCTGCCGATCAGCGCATTCCTCGTGCAGCCGATTCGCTCGGCGGCTTTTCTGAGAGTTTCGCCGGCATGAGCGGACTCCAAAGCCTCCGTGGTGCGCGCAGGGTCATCGAGCCAGAATGGCGAGTTATGCGCTGGCCGATGAACGCGAAGCTCGCTAGCCTTTGATGTCACTGCAATAACAGTGCGGCCGACAACGCACGCTATGGCCTCTCTGGAGACTCCCGGTATTGGCCAGAGCCGCATCAGGTCGTGTTCTTGGCGCTCGGTCCAGGGCATTCCCATCACACCGACTCCCGATTCGCATCTGCGGAAAGGGAGCGCATGAATGCCTCGCGCTGCCCGTAAGCAATCCGCACCGCCCCGCCGCAGGAACAGCAGGCCGGGGTGCCGGTGTTCGCTCCTGGGCAAGCTGCATACGGCTCCTCTACCCAGCACGGCTGTCCGCGCGTGCACTCGGCCGGCCGATTGGCCTCCCGCAGCGGCCGGAACCGCACGATTGCAGCCTCGTGGTCGTGGCGTTTGCTCTTCAGCATCATTGGTCCTCCGAATCGCCAATAAAGATGCGTCTCCGCATGCTGCCGATGTCGGCTAGGACTGACCCGGTGGTTTTATCGGCAGATACGATCCGATATCCGCATTCGACCAACTCGTGGACGACCGGCATCGCCCGCATCTCGCGGAAATACTCGCAGCGCTCGGCACGCAGCCGCCGCGCAAGGTCATCCGCGTCCTCGATGTCGGCAGTGCAGCCTGCGATCAGCCGTTCGTACTCGTCTCGCGTCCTCATGGGTGGGGCTCCCTACAGCAGTGCGATTTGTTTGGGCTTCTCATAGACAGCTTGAGTGCCGCCTTTAGCAACGCACGTCATGACCTGCACAATGAGCGCGCCGGATGCGAAGTCACGCTCGCAGTCGAGATCGGCGAATTTCCCGCAAGCCCGGCAGCGGCAGGGTACCTGCCGGGTCTCTGGATCGGGCTCGCCGCATCCCATGTCCCAAGGACAAGCCATTACGCTGGCCTCCCCGCTGAACGCCCGCTCTTGTTCTTCCGTATCCGCGCCGCGCCAGTGATCTTGACAATTACGCCGCAGCAAGCCTCCACAAGGGCAATGCGCAGCCGGGCGATGTCGGTCTGATAAGACTTGAAGTCCTCAACCACATCGCGGCCATTCTCGCGATAGACAAAATCGGCGGTGAACTTCACCTCGCGGCCATTCGGGAAACCCTCACTGCGGATCAGGATCGGCTTGCCACCAACGCACAGCGGAAACTTCACCTGACGCCGCAGCTCGGATATCTCGCCGGCCCGCACCAGCAATTGCAGCTCGTGCCATCGGCGCAATTCGCCCTTGCTGTCAAACACGATGCCGGTGAACTCGTCAGTTCGATCAGCCACCGAAGCGCGCTTGATCACGCCGCCGCGACCTCTTCGCCGAATTCCTGCTTGATCGCGGCACGGCCGAGCGGTGTGTCCGCCAGTTGCGTGAGCGCATTGCGGTACGTGTCGAGTATGTCCTGCTCTTCCCGCACATCGTCGGCATCACGTTTGCGCTCGGCGATCAGCTTGCGTAGGACTTTGGTGTCCAGCCCTAAGGCCTTGGCCTCCGCAAAAATCTCTTTTACGTCGGCGGAGAGCGCAGCCTTCTCTTCATTCATACGCTCGATCCGAGCCACAAACTCTTTGAGACGGGCGGCCGGTATCGGTATCGGCATCATGTGGGGAACCTCCCGTTAACCAGTTAACCGTTAAGGGTTTGTTACAACTTTACCGATTGACATTCGGTACGAAGTGTGCAGAGTAAAGAGCGTAACTTAATCGTCGGGAACTCAACGGGATGCGCACAGACGCATGCGGCCGATTCGCTGATCATTGCCTGGCCTCTTTAGCGACCGCGCGGTCGTACATGGCCCACAGGAAGTCGATGTCGGCGTGCAGACGGTGAATCTCGTCCCACAGCACGACCAACCGGCGCCGCAGCGCGACACTGCCGCCGTTGCGGGCCACGCGGCCTTGATCGGAGGCGATGGTCGTCACGGCTTCCCCGCGCCGCTGCCGGTGTGTGTTTCAGCCGGCGCGTTCAATCGGGCATGCAACGATTGCCGGCGCGCGAGGATGGCAAAGATCACGAGGAGCGCTGCCATGATGATGCAGCCGTTCGGCTCGCTTACCGCAGCGCCCGGCATGCCCGGCACACTGGACCCGCAGTCGGAGATGCAGCCCGATGTCCCGGTCAGGCTCGGCGGCGTGTTGAGGAAAGATGGTGAGCCGGCAAACGCGGACGGGATCAGCTCGGCGCCGATGCCCGATGGCAGCCCGGCCCCGTATCCGAGCCCGCTGCCGCCCGAGTCGAACCCACCGTATCCCCCGATGTCGCTCGGCGGCGCTATCGCGGCGACTGGTCCGGGCGCGATGAATGGGTGCCAGACCCACGCGAGCGGCGGGATGGCGAGAACCGGCGGGACAGAGCAAGTCCAAACCCAACGTCCAAGATGATGATGTCGAGCCAGAAGGCCGCGGCCATGACGATGAAAATGATGTCGAGCCAGTGGCGCATGCGAGGTAATCCACTTCCAGCAGTTGCTCAGCGGGGTCATTCGGCGGCTCGCTGCTCGGCCGCCTCAACGACCTGGCTAAGCGTAATAACTTGTGAATGCAGCGGTTCAGTCTCACCGCCAATCCAACGGTAGTAGGTTGACAATCCGATCCCGAGCCGCCGGGCGATATCTCGGGTCGATAAGCCCGCGAGGCGTGCCCGCTGGTCGAGGTCGAGGAAGGAGGGCAAATCCATGCCCTTAATTTTTCCCAACGTTGGGAACTTGTCAAGCGCCGTCATTCGGGATGCGGAGGCTTTTGTTCCTCCGCTAATTTCTCAGCCGATGAGCGAACGCCGACCGAGCGACGACCTTGCTGAATTACAGGGAATGATGAGGCTGACGGGCCGGACGGTTTCTGGGCTCGGGGAAGTCGCGCTGCCCCGGATTAATCCTTCGACCCTGAACAAGGCATGGAACAGGCTGGTTCAGGGGAAAGGGAAGCGACCCATCACCCGCACGATGGAAAGCCTGCGCCGAGGGCTCCGCGACAAGGGTTATAAGGATGCGGACTGGCTCACGTCGGGAATAGATTTGCAGCTTTTAACCATCGCCCTATCGGCGGTGGCGAAGGCCGAGGAGACAATCCGTCCTGAGACGGCCCCGGCTGCGGCGGCCATGGTAAAGCGCATCATGGACCGGCTCGCAAGCCAGCCGGAGCTATCTCACGAAACTGCCGTCGCCGTCGGTGATGCGGTCGCTGAGGAGTTGCGAATCAGTCTCCCCCGCAAGTAATTTACTCGCCGCACCGATCAGCACTAAAGCCATCCAACGGGGCGCATCAATAGTCGCCTCCCCATTCCTTTCTCGAAGCTGAGCGGCGACGTTGTGTAACTCCCTGACTATCTCGCCATTCCCTTGCCCTGACGGCATTTTTCGTTGATCCTGATACAAGGTTCAGCACCCCTTTGCCTCTTTGCCCGCAATATAGGCGCGTTCGGGCCATTGTCGATAGCAAACTTCTGGACGCAAAAGGGGACGGAAACGCGCATCCAGAGACAGATTTAAAAAATTCCTAGACATACGATTTTACCGTTGACGGGAATTCCCGAAGATGGGAATATGTTGCCTGAAACACGATGAGGGAGCCGCCCGATGTCGCAGCCGCCCGACGACACACCCGCCCCGCCGAAACCCAAGCCGTGCCCCAGGGAGGACTAAAATGTTGCGCGAGATAGCGGTGTTTATCGTAGGAGTCATTTCGGGCGCGGTGGCTGCCCTGTGGGTGGCCGATCACATGCTCACCCGCGGATCACATGCTCACCCGCGGAAGAGCTGCCGCCGTCAAAGCGGCAGCAGAACAGGCCGAGTTGCGGGGGCCCAGGCCGTGACAGACGAGATACAATAAAGGGAGATATTGTTGTCATGAACTCAACGCTGACACCCGAGATCATCGTTGAACGGATCGCGCATTTTGGCCCCTTAAAGGCCGGGGCGCATAAGCCGAATGGCGAAGCCTGCATTATGGAAGTCGCCGCCTTTGTGGCCGGCGAGCCATGGTCGGATCATCCTGAATGCGTATGCCCGGTGCTCGGTGCGTTCCTTCGCGCTTGGAATGATGCGCTGCCGGACGATGACCGCGATCGGCTTCTGCGACCGTTAATTCCGCAGTTGCTCAATACAAAAGGCTCGGTGTCGCTAGAGAGACGGCGGTCTTTAATGGCGGCCGACTGGTTTATTCGGACGCACACGCCGGCATGGCTGCGCCTCGCTGGGCTCACAGTGCACGCCGATGCTCTCGCGACACTCCCGGAAATCACCGGTATGGCACAGTTCCCGTCCCTTCGCGGCCCCGTTGAAGCCGCGCGGCGAGATGCGAACGCAGCCAGGGCCGCAGCCTGGGACGCAGCCAGGGCCGCAGCCTGGGACGCAGCCGGGGACGCAACCTGGGACGCAGCCGGGGACGCAGCCAGGGACGCAGCCAGGGCCGCAACCTGGGACGCAGCCAGGGACGCAGCCAGGGCCGCAACCTGGGACGCAGCCAGGGACGCAGCCAGGGACGCAGCCAGGGCCGCAGCCTGGGACGCACTGGAACCGACTAGGAGCGAATTACAGCAATCCGCTTTGGCCCTGGTCGAGCGGATGATTGCGGCCAGCGAGCCGCAATGAGCGCCGTAATGGCCGCGCCCGAATGCGACATCGCCGACATCGAGTGCCGCACGATCCTGCTGGCGCGCGACCTCGACGACTGGACGGACAGCAGCATCGGGAATGTGATGCGGCCGCATCTGCCGGAGTTGCGGGCGTACAGCGAGCGGCTGGCGGCGATCATCGGCGCGGCTGAGACATTGGTGAAGGAGAGATGATGATGAACCCGACCATCCGCGCTGTCTCGCACGAAAACCGGCGCCGGCACGCGTCTGCTTTGCGTCCGATCGCGCTGCCGCAACAGGGCGAGGCTGAGAAGCCTTTCATGGTTCCGGCAGGTTCGGAGCGCTGCGGATTGCCGGACGCGCTCACTGTACCGCTGTCGGAGATGGCGGAGGTGCGGCTGTGAGCGAGAAATGGACGGCCGGTCCGTGGCGCCTACGGAGATCGACCCCATCAGAGGGGGTGGATGTTTATTGGCTTCTCGCCGGCGACAGTGATCTGGGGTCGATGTGCGGTGGGTATCCGTACCATGAGTGCCGCGCCAACGCGGTCCTGGCCGCGGCGGCGCCTGAGCTTTACAGAGCACTGGATGATGCTCGGGTGGCCCTGGAGGAAGCGGCCAAGGTTCTCGCGCGGCATTCCCCATCGCTGGCGAACAATATCGTCAACCAATGTGCCATACGATGCGCGGATATGCTTGCCAAGGCGCGGGGTGAGCCATGACCCGCCTGCTGGATTGCCAAGACGAGCACCGCAAGCCGGCCGACCTGCTCGATGGGCGCGTCTTGGTCGATCCATTCGATTCGGGCGTGTCATATCGACTCAATGAGTATGGCGAGCCGTGCGCCCTCTATCGGCCACCGATCGGAGCTTACCTCGCCGGGGCATTCGTCTGGCTCGCGTTTATCGCGCTCGCCGTCAGCTTCTATAGGGTCGGGCGCTGGTACGGATGGTGGCCGTGATGGCAACTTCACCGCGCGGCTACCATGCAGCCGACGGCGAGCGGGTGCCGTCAGTCACGACTATCCTGAGCCGGTTTAAAGAATCCGGCGGCCTAATTCATTGGGCTTGGCGGTTAGGCACTGAAGGCAAGGACTATCGGGAGGTCCGCGATCAAGCGGCCGATGCGGGAACATTAGCCCATAAAGCCGTTGATGCATGGGTGCGCGGAAACATCCCTTCTTTTGAGCATGCCGACGCCATCGTTTCCGAGCGCGCCCAAAGAGCTTTCGAGGCGTTTTGCAAATGGGCTGAACAATCGGCTCTCCGAGTGACGCAGAGCGAGGTCAGGATGATCTCGGAAAATCACCGCTTCGGAGGCACCTGTGACGCGATCGTCATCGGCAATCGCCGGGCCATCTGCGACTGGAAATCGAGCGCCGCGATTTACCCCGAATATCTCGTCCAAGTCAGGGCCTATGGCCATCTTTGGACAGAGACGCGCGACGGCGAGCCGATAGATGGCGGCTATCATTTGATCCGCTTCGACAAGGAATATGGAGATTTCCACCATCATTTCTGGTCCGAGCTAGACGATGCATGGGAGGCTTTCCTAGCGCTTCGTCGACTCTACGACATCGACAAAATCCTCAAGGCGAGGGCCAAATGAGCGAGCACGAGATCATTGTTCCCGGCAAGCCAACGCGTGCGACCATGATTAAGGGTCTCGTGCCAGCGCTCCCGGAGCGCGGCAAGATCAAGATCGGCTACAAGGGGCGCGTTATAAAGTCCCGCCTCGGCAATAAATTTCAGCCGCCAGAGAAACTTGACCACTTCCTCATCACAACGACCGAGCGCGACTCCACAGACAATTTCAAAAAAGACGCCGAAATCCATAAGCGGCTTGGCGAGAAGCCAACCGAAATCCCGGTGCGTCTTCTCTACGATGATCCGACGCTAAATTTCCCGACCCGTTACGCTTGCTTCCGAGGCCGCACCTTGTGGTGCTCTGGCGACGGAGAGCGGGCGAGCCGCCTAGCGAACGACGGCACCTATCATGACATTCAATGCCCATGCCCGCGTAAAGACCCAGGATATGCCGGCCCCGATAAGTGCAAAATGAACGGCGCGCTTTCGGTGATGATCGACGGTGCTGGCGGGCTCGGCGGCGTCTGGAAATTTCGCACCACATCTTACAACAGCATCGTCAATATCTTGTCGGCAATGGCATTGCTGCGGAGTGTTACCGGCGGAGCGCTTGCCAACATCCCGCTCATCCTGCGAGTTGGCCCTAAACAGGGGACCAAGCCGGATGGCTCACCAGTGACGATATTCATGGTCTCTCTTGAATATCCCGGCGACGCCGACTCACTACAGCAGCGAGCCTTGGCCCGCTCGCAGTCGATGATGAACATCGCTAGCATTGAGGCCGAGGCGCGCCGGATGCTTTCCTTGTCGCCACCTTCTATCCCGCTTGCTGGCGATACGGTCAGCGATGTGGTGGAAGAGTTCTACCCAGAGCAGGTATCCCCGGCAGATTACGATGAGACTACCGGGGAAGTCCATCACACACTGGAAGAGCGAGCGCGCCATTCTGCGGCCGCTGGCAAAGATGCCCTGGCTGTCTTTTGGAAAGCGTTAACTCAGGACGAGCGCCACGAAATCAAAGGCTTGGTACTGCCGCCTAAACCTGGCGAATATGCCGAGCTAACGCATATCGCCATCGCAGCGGATGCGGCGCGGGCATTAGCGGAGGCTAATGCGGCGGACGATGCCGCTGCGGCTGCGGCTGAAGAATTGCCGGACGACCCATTCGGCTTGCCGCCGATCACAGAACAAGCTCAGCCTGACGCCCAGGCCGAGCCGGCCGAGGAAGGTTCCCCTCCCGCCCCTTCCTCGGCCGGTCCAGATCGACCTTCAGTCGTGGATATGCTCGGAGCCCGATCGGACAAACTTCATACGGACTCTGAGGTTTCGCTGCCGCCACGGCGTGGGGCGCTCATCGTCGATTTCCGCACCGACCTCGTGGGCGAGGCCATGCACGAAGCGACGTGCGACGACCTGATCGCGGCGTTCAAGGTGCTGCCCACGCTGGCCGAGATGCACCGGTTTATCAAGGCCAACTCGCAGACAATCCAGGCGCTGTCGGACGAGGCGGACGAGCGCTGGCGCGAGGCGTCGGCGGAGAGGATGCGGGAGAAGGCCGATGGCTGACGCGAACCCGGAGCCGGGCTGGTACCTCATTACGCACACAAGCCGGCTGCCGGAATGCTGGTTTCGTCGGCGTGACGGGCGCTGGTCACCGCATCGCTATCATGCGTTCCCGACAGATGAACTCCCCGAAGGTTGGGCCCTCGGCTCGCGCATCGACGACCTGCTGCGCGATGCAACGCGGTATCGGTGGCAACCAATAGGGACTGCACCCAAAGACGGGTCGCGTGTTCGTTTGTTCATCCCTTACCTCGCAGAGGCATGGGAATGTGAGGACACCGGAGTCTGGAAACAGGACGAGGGGGAGTGTGGCTGTTGGCGATTTGAAGGTGACGACGGGCCAGATGACATGCAGCCTACGCACTGGATGCCTCTCTCGGAACCGCCGAGTCTTGCTGAAATCGATGCCGAAATTGCGCGTGACGCCGAGGTCGCGCGGGAGAAGCGGCCGTGAGGTGCGTGGTGTGTCAAGGCAGTGGCAAGCAAACAGTTGTCATCGCGGAACGTGAGAATGGCGAGCCGTACATCATCGGGCGACTTCCCTGCAAGCACTGCAACGGCAGCGGCCACTCCTATTGCTGTGATGATGCTGGCGCCGGAATAGCTGAAGGCGGCGTCTCCAGCCCGGAGCCCAAGTTTAGCCGCTGTTTTGAATGTGGGCTTGAGCCATACGAATGTCGGTGCCCAACGCCCGGAAGGGCGCAGCCGGAGGATGCGCCATGACTCGCGAAGAAGCGCGGGCCATTGCCTGCATTGCCCTTGAGCGAGCGCTAAGAACGACGCGTGGCGGGTCGCAGGCAGAGGAAGACTGTATCGCGGATGCGATCCTGGCCGCGGTCGCTGGCGAGACGGAGCGGTGCGCTGAAATTGTCCTTGGGATGCGCAACCAGCGGCACGCCTATCGGCGAATTGTTGGCGATCCCAAGGCGAGATTGCCGAAATATCATCATTGGGCACTCCCGTTCATCGATGATGTAACCTTGGATGAATTGCGCCGTGCGCAGCCTCTCGATCAGTGGCACGAAGCCGAAGGCGATGTGCTGTGGTGGGAGTTTCCAGTCAGCGAGCCGCCATATGTAGGCTCGCCGCTCGACACGGGATGGCCAGGCTATCACACCCATTGGACGCGGATCGCGTTGCCAGATGGTCCCGATCGCCAGCCGGAGCCGGAGAAGGCGCCATGACGCGCCCTCAAGGTCAAAGGCGGTGCGAGCAAATGGTGCACGGGGGGCGCTATCACACTGACTTTCGGTGCACGAACAGGGCTCTTTATCAAATCGACGGCATGAGCCTTTGCGGCATTCACCTGAAGCGCATCATGAAACTGAAGGCCGATGATGATGCCGCCGCAAAACAATTGGAAGCCGCTGGGATTGAGCGATTGCCGGAGGACGCGCCATGAAAGGCGCCGTGCCGATCGCCGACTTGGAACTCTACGATGCGGCGCACGCGGTCATCGACAAAATCCGCATGCACGTCGATCACGCTGAGTACGAGGGCGGCATGAACGCTGTCGAGGACTTCCGCGAGATCGCGACGCATCTCCGGTGGAAACACGCCGACAAGGTGCCAGACCCGTTAGAAGAGGATGCGCCATGACGCGCGCGGATATCAGGCGACTGATCCGAGATGCGCGGCGGCGGGGATTAGATCGCTGGCTCAATTATTCGGGGGACGACCCTGAGATGATGCTATCGCAAAGCCGATGCGAATTCGACGAACTTACCACCGCGATACAGGCAGCGGTCGCTGAGCGCGACAAGGCCTGGCGGGAATGGCTTGATCGCCACATCACGTACTGGGATGCGATCCCGACCTACGATGTAGACCCGGCGCCCGATCGCGAATCAGGGCCACCGGAGAAGGCTGATGGCTGAGTTGACCGAGTCGGAATGGCTGCACGTCTGGCTCTTCCGCGAGCTGCTGAAGCACAACGAACGCGACGAGAAGTTGCAGGGCAATGCGTGGGAGTTGGGCCGCTGGCTACGGGCGGAAGGGAAGGCCGAGCCGGAGCATGCGAATGGGTGACCCGCTCATCCTTGCTGGCAAAGACAACTTCGGTAAGCCGCGGCAAGCGTTTGCCGACAAAATTGCTGCACTCGACGATGCCGGCTTCACCAGTGAGGCCGCAGATTGCATCTGGCTCTCAGCCTACGCCAACAACAATCCGCGCTCCGACTACCACTGGCAGGCGGACGCCTGTTATGCGGAAAGCCAGCGACGCGGCAAGCCAGAACTCTACAAGATCGCTTTCAAGAAGGCGACGGCGTGACTAGACGCTGGCCGGAGAAGGCGGATGGGTGAGCGGCCCTACACCCCGAAGACGGCGGCCGAACATCTCGCTTGCAGCGCGTCGCATATTAGAAAACTCTGCCGCGGGGGAAAATTGCGGCACTTCCGCCTTGGCGGCGACGAGCGCGGACCGATCCGCATTACCCCCGACGCGTTGGGGGAATTCGTGCGATGCGCCTCGTCTGGTTCCGCGGCAGATGGCATGCCTATGAGCGAACCCCTGCCGGAGCCCGGCGATACAGCCTTGGCACCAAGAATCGTCAGGTTGCGGAACGTGCTCTCCAAGACCTAGAAGCAAGCCGGAGGCGCAAGGCAACCACCGTGACCGAGATGTACGAGGATTATCACGCCGACCGCGGGCACGCTCTTGCCAGCCGGGAGACGCTGGGTTTCGCGTGGAAGCGGTTGAAGCCGATCTTCGGGCATCTGAGGCCGGATCAGGTCACCCGCGCTCTCACGCGCGCCTATGCGCTCAAGGAGACGCGTCGCGGTGTCGGGCCATCTTCGATACGCCGTGACCTCGGCGTGCTGGGTGCGATCGTGCGCTACAACGACAAGCAGTCGCCGGCGGTGATCGAACTGCCGCCCGCACCACCTCCGAAGACGCATCACCTGACCCGCGAGGAATACAGGTCGCTCAGGGATGCGGCTCAGAAGATTCCTCACCTCTATGTGTTCGTGGTGCTCGCCTACACGACAGCCGGCCGGGCCGGCGCGATCTTGGAATTGACCTGGGATCGTGTAGATTTCGAGCGCCGCCTGATAGCGCTTGGAAGTGGCGAGCGCCGAGTGAAAGGCCGCGCCACGGTTCCGATGACAGGAGGATGTCATGTAGCCCTGACCGAAGCCCGCCGAAGCTCCCTCTCGGATTATGTGGTGGAGTATGCCGGGCGGCGGGTGCGCTCTGTGAAACGAGCGTTCAAGGCGGCTGTGGAGCGGGCCGGGTTGGACCCAAGCACAAGCCCGCATGTCTTACGCCATAGCGCCGCCGTCCACATGGCCGAGAGCGGCGTCCCTATGGCGGAGATCGCACAATACCTGGGTCACAGCAGCGAGAGCGTGACCTACCGGGTGTATGCTCGGTTCAGCCCCGATCATCTCAGGAAAGCCGCGGGAGCATTAGAATGAGTAGCTGGCCGAAATTCATTTCTCACAAGGTCGTTCAGGCCGCCCCGATCGTTTCGATTGGTGAGTCCACGAGCCCTGACACCTTACGCGTGATCATGGTAGAGCCGCTTGGAGATGGCGTTTGGGAGCCATTCGCACCGACAGAGCCGGGGATGGGCGCCCGCGCGAGGGTTGGCGATTATGCCGTGGTCTATGACGACGGCTTCAAATCAATCAGCCCGAAGAAGGCATTTGAGGAGGGATACCTTCGCCAATGATCAAGGCAACGATGACCGACGAGAACGGCCGCACGGTTCTGATGGTCGGCCTATCATTCGGCAACCTCGCAAAGTTCAAGGCGATGCCGATGGACACATTCATCAAGATCGACGGTAAGGCAATGGGCCTCCCGATCGACGTGCTGCTGTTCTCGGGTGAGACGGAAGGCGAGATGGGCAGGTTCTTCGCCGGCAGGATTGGCCCTGAGACGAGGGTTCATATAGACCCAAAGCTTGCCACGTAAGCAGCCGCGCCCAAGGATGTTCCCTCTTGTGCATCCGATCACACGCCCAACAACGCATCGGGAACATGACGCCGGTTCCTGCCGCGGATTTGCTGGAGGATGCAAGGGAATGCGCTTGGGACCGAGCCGAGAAGGCCCTTCACACTGGCGCGCTCGGTTGTTCTGTGTTAAGGTGACGGTCATTGATTCCATAGGGGATTTTTGGCTGTGAATGCAGAAGATGGGATGTGCTCTACCTTATCAGATGATCACGGGGAGGTTAGCTCAGAGGTAGAGCGGTCCGTTCACATCGGACAGGGCGTTGGTTCGACCCCAACACCTCCCACCACCTTGGCGCAGTTCTGGAGCCGCGTTTGCGTAGGGACAGCGCGGGCTTGCTGGCCGTGGCACGGCAATCGAACCACGAGTGGATACGGAAGGTTTCAGCTACCAGGCGGGGCGATTGTTGCGGCGCATCGGTTCGCATGGGAAATCGTAAAGGGTCCGATCCCAAGCGGGGCAATGATAATTCATTCCTGCGACAACCCGCCTTGTTGTAACCCGGCACATCTCCGGCCCGGCTCCGCGCAGGACAATGCAACCGATCGCGAGGCCCACGGTCGCGGCGTCAAATCCTTTGGCGCGCGCAATGGCAACGGCAAGCTGACCGACGAACAGGTAGCCAGCATTCGCGCTGATACTCGACGTGGCGCAACTATCGCCCGCGAATATGGCGTCTCGCAAGCGCTGATATCGATGATCCGCAAAGGTGACCGGCGATGACTGGTTCGATCACAGCATCGCCCACACCCATCATCGCGGGCAGAGTCTCGGTACCGCAGCCGACGGGCGGCACACGACTCCCGCTTGGCTCTGACTAAAATGTCCCCGGCGACCCCGCGATGACCCCGTATCAATGGGTTATGTCCTGAGAGGAAATCCACGATGGAGCACGAGAAGCTGTACCGGCACATAGCCTTTAACCCGACAATGCGGTCGCTAGAGCAGGTAATCACAAATTTCGGCGCCACCGACACGCCGTGGCGGCTCGTGCATGTGGTGCCTTACACGGCATACGAGGCGATTGCGGTGTTCGAGCGATTATCAGCCGCCATGGTGGAGCGAGAGCCGTGTGGGTCGGGTGAGGCGACGATGGCACCGAGCGTCACAGCCTCCGCATAAGCCGGGCGCGATTTGAGAGGAGAGAGGAAATGAGCGAGAACCCCCCTGTTAGCTTCTGGAGACGCATTAGAGCGCTGCCGCCGCTAACCGAGGAAGTACTAAACCGCGCAGCTCTAAGGGCGAAGCTTGATGAGATTTATGAGCGGCGACACGTAAGTATGCGTGATCGCTATTCGGTCGTGGTTAGCTGGCTGTCCGACGAACGCCTGGCCGAGCTTGTGAAGGCTGAGGAGGGGGAATGAGCGAGCCGACAGAAGCCGACAGGCAGGCTGGTTTGCACTTAGTGGGAAATTGCGGTGATCTGCGGCTTCTTGCTGCGGGGATAGCACATACCATCGCCACTGCCCGTGCTGAGGGTTGGCAGGCCGCGCATCACGCGTGGCAAGACTGGCTTGAAGCGAACATCCCCGATTGGGATGCGATGGCGGGGATTGATCTAACGACGCTGCCCAAGGAGCCGAAATGACCGAGCGGACAGATCGCCATCGCGAGATTGCGACAAAGATTGCGATCAGGGCTGGGCGAGGAGCAGACGAACAGTATGTCGGGTATGTCGCCGCGTGGCTCGCAACCGCATGCGCTGAGGAGCGTGAGCGGTGCGCCGCCGAGCTTGTGCGCCAACACCTTCCTTGCCTCGCCACCAAAATCAGGAGCGGTGCATGAGCGAGGTGATCGAACGGGACCGTGAGATGGCGGCGGCCTTTTGCGGGCGCCATAGGCGCATTCAATACGCCTTTGACGATCTCAGCCAGATGTTCGCCGCCGCCCGTTCGGAAGAACGCGCCGAGTTTGCGCGGCTGGCGCAGAGCGAGGAGATGATCGAGCGAATAACCAGACGAGCCAGTTATGTGCCGAGCGACATTTCCCGAGGGATCGTAAGAGACATCCTCGCCGCACTCTTCCACGAAACCGTGGTTCAGTGCGGCGGCTGAGCGCGACTAACCGATCGCGCTCGCCTGCCGGGCCGGCGCATTATGCCCCGGCGGTCAACTCAAACTGCATCGGCGGAACGAAAACCTCGGGCGGCGCGGCAACGAGATTGACGGTCAGGGTGCCGGCAAATGACGGCTGGGCGTTGCCCATCGGCGGGTTCCAAGTCGCAGTCGCAGTGGCCGATTCGGTCGGCGTGGTGCTGGACGGCGTAAAGGTGAATGTTTCGCCGTCCGGGCCGAGCGTCATGGTGACATCGCTCTGGCTCGCGAGGCCGGTCAGAACCCATGAAATTTGCGAGCCGGGGATGTTCTGCGGCGGGGTCGATGAGTCCTGGCAGATTACCGAGGATGGGACGGCGACAGTGGGGTTGATTGCAGTCACGAAAGCCATAGCGGCGGGACTCCAAAATTGCAGTGGGGGGAAGAGGGGGAGTTGCGGATTTACGTCAGCCTCGATCGCCGCCAGCCCATCCGCAAGCTGCTGGCTCAATGTGCTGAAGGCAGCCTGTATCTGATTCTCAAGCGCCGTTTGGCCGGCGACCAGCGCATTGACGGAGGTCTGTAGCGTGGCGAGTTCGAGGCGAAGGTTCGTCGTGTCGGAGGTAAGATTTGCCAAAATTAGCTGAACATCCTCAAGGATGGTCAGGATGTCGGCTTGTGAGGTTGCCATGCGTCCCTTATACGCCTTGACATATTACAAATCAACGGATGGTGTCGGGGTGCGAGGTGCGGGCCATAGCAGTTGATGGTCAAGGCCCGCTCTCAATCGTCTTCCGGCGATCCCTGACGGCCGCGTCGAGTTTGTCTACAGCGCGGGCGATAGCGGCGCGTGGCGTGCTGTGACTGCGGTGGAAGTGATGCGCTGGCGGCGGGAGAAAGACTGCGGCGGTGGGGGGTGCGGCTACCGGCTGCGCTGTCGGGTGAGCCGAGCACGCCGTCACAAGCAGCGCCAGCGCCGGCCAGAACCTCATCGCTCCCGGATGTTGGCCTTGAGCGCGAGCTGCACCTTGAGATCGGCCAACGCCTGCAAGATCGTGTCAGTCTGGCCGCCCACCTTATTCTGCCACGCGAGTGACGCGGCATAGTGCTCGGCCTCGTCTTTCTCGACGTAAGTCAGCCTCTCTTCGTCGGTCGCCAGCTTGGCTTCATCTGAAGACAGCCGGTCAAGTACCAACGCAATGGCTGCTTGATTCGCGTGCTGAGCCGAGTCGATGGCCGTCTGATTCGCATGCTGGGATGCGTCGATGGCGGCATGCAGGTTCCACCCCAATGCCGCGAACATCGCCGTAACTGAGATGAACGCCACGACGGGAATGCGAAAATCGAGGGCATCTTTCAGAATGGCCAATGCACGCCAGCCCCACGCACCAAGAGAACGATCACCACCGTAGGTATATGTAGCGTTAACGATCATCAGCCGCGCGTCCAAAAGCCGTCAAATCGTTCATAGGTTAACGATTTTCAGAAGCGTCCGTGCCCGACCAGCAGATAAATCACCAGCACGATCAGCAGAATGCCGCCGATCCCGATTCCGCCCCCGTAACCGTATCTGCTGAAACCCCACCCACCCCCTCCGAGCAATAAGACCACGAGGATGATGAGGATGAGAAAATCCATAACCGGGTCTCCTACTTGCCGAGCGACCACGCGATTCCAAGCGCGATCAAGATCAGCACGACCAGTATAACATATTCCCGCAAGCCCCACCGGGTCGGCGTCTTCACGACAGGCCGTGGGAGCCGAAAGGGAAACGCCTTGCCGGAAGTGCGCCGTCGCCGCAGCCAGCCCTTCCGCGCCGCGACTACCCGCGTGTGGACCTTGCGGATGGCTTCCATCGAGAAGGGCGGCTTTGCCTTATCGGGCATCTCGCAACTCTGCGTCCGCAAGCGTCTGCTGCTTTGCCCGCTGCGCCAAGTCCGCCTGCAATTCGCTGATCTTCTCTTTGCCGGCCTCAATGATGCCAATTATCTCAGCCGATGGCTCCGTTCCGCGTTCACGGCTGACCGCAACTGCCTCTTCGGCGAGCTTCAATTGGCCCGTCACTGCGTCTAGCTGCCCCTGGATGGCTTTCGTGAGATCGCTGTTGACAAGGGTGTGGATCACCGCCGCCGTTGCCGCGATGCCGTCGAGCTTGTCGAATGTGGTCGCCGCAGTCTCGACAACCTGCCTGTTGGACTTAATGAGCCGCAGGGCAACCTCGTCCTGCCGGGCGTAATCGCGGCGTTCTTTATCAGCGGCGGCGCGCGCATTCATCTTCGACAGGATAACCGCGCCGACAAAGGCGATCGTACCCGCACCGCAGGCGGCCATGACGGCCGAGCCGCCCGCGATCCACTCGATCTGGACGAGAGGGTCCATCAGTTGATCGAGAGATGCCGCTGGTGCGGGCCGCTGTCGCCGGGGCTCATGCCGAGCCCAGACCACGTGTGGTCGCCGACATGGCATGCAGCATCCATGTGCTGCGGCACGTTGAGGGCGCTCTGGTAGTTGGCGACGGCTCCGCGCGTCTGCGGCCCGCAGAGACCATCGATCCGCCCGTGGTAGTAGCCCTTGGCCCTCAGCGCAGTTTGCAGGCTGACAACGTAGGCATTCGAGTTCGCCGCCGCGGCCGTCTCTTGCGGTGCAAGCATGACCGGAGGAGGCGCTTCGTAAGCGGTGGGCGGCGCCGGAGCCGACTCGGGTACAGGGGCTGGCGCTGGCTCGAACCACGAGCATGCGGCCAGGGAGAGCGTGAGGAGTGCGATCGAGATGATCTTGATCATGTGGCTTCTCCTAAGCTGCCTTGACCGGGAGGCCCATCTGATTCGCCGTGGCGGACTTTACCGCGCCAGCATGCGCCATCTGGGCTGCCCGGAATTTCTGCCATAGCGACCATGCGGCGGTCCCGAGCCCGACGGCGATGCTCGCATAAAGGGTCAATGTGCTGTCGGGGATGTTGGTCGCCGAGCCGGCGACGATGCCCGCTCCCGACAGCAGAGCGAGCACGCTGCGGATGACCGAGGCTACGAGTGTCACGGTCTGTGGGTTTGGCGTTGAAGGGACGAATGTGGGGTCCATCAGAATTTCCTCTTTTTGCGCGCTTGGTCAGCTTCCTCGGCTATCCGCGCGATCAGCAATGCGGCGATTAATAACGCCAAGCCCACGCAGACGATCGCCATAAGGACGTGCGGGTCGATTTGCTCGCTCACGGCGGCATGCCCAGCTTCCGCCGCGCCTCGCCAAGATGCGGCCGGTAGTATTCGGACGGCGGAACATGCCGCTCGGGCTGATGGCAGTAGTGGTACAGGAACAGGTGCGCGGTCCAGGCCGCCATGTCAGCGTGATCCTCAAGATGCCACAGTGCGGCCTCGTGCCAGGACTGGCGGCACTCGCGCTCGGTCTCGGTCATCGGCGCTCGCGGCAATCTATCTGCCACGACGCCGTCCCGCCGTAGAGCATGTTTTCGTGCTCCCAGAGGTAGAGCCACCACTTCGGATCGGCGCAGGTCATGCGTATGGTCCCTGCGCGGCGAATCCGTAAATCCAACCGTCATCTGCAAATGACGTATTCCATTGCGATGCTTGCCCATACTCGCGGAGCAGCCAAAGATTGACGACATCTTGGCTCGCGGGCGAGAAGTCGGGAACGCCAGTTGCCACTTGTGCTGCCGCCCACGTCGCCGGCTCGTCTTGCCCCGCCCCGGCTGCGTGCGTCGGCGAACCGTTCACCGTCACTCCGGCCCAATCAGGAAAGGTGGCGAACTCCGTGAAGCGTGTGAAGCCGTAGAGGACATTGTAGAGCCCCTCGCTCTGCTCGCGGTAGATTTGGCCGAGGATGGATTGCTCCTCTTGGGTGGGGTCGAATTGAAAGAGGGGCGTCGTCACTAGCGCTGCTTTCGGCTTCAGCATAAACGGCCGGAATGGCGGCGCTGGCCCTTTCGTAATCGGCGCTACCTGGATGAACGGGCGCGACCTGAGCGGGGGCGACGGTCGGTTTGGACCGTCGTAGGGCGGCGGCGAAGGATACGGAGACGGCTTCACTGGATCACCGGGGTTGGGGGAATGGCGGTCGTCGTGGGCGCAGTCGCGGGAGGCGTCACCGAGCCCGTCGGCGTGACCACAGGCCCAGTCGTTATCGTGCCAGTAGGCGTTCCTGGCGGCACGATCGGCACCGCCGTAGTCGTCCCTCCCGCCATCGTCGGTAGGGTCGGCATCGGCGTGCCGTCAAGCTGCGCCTTCAGCATTTGAAGCTGAGCGGTGATGCTGGCAATCTGCCCGATCTCGGCCCCGACCTGCGTCGCAACCGTGGCCGCCGGAATGCCGAACAGGCCTGCGGCCTCGCCGCCAATGCCGCTCGCGCCGCCCGCTGCGCTCAGGGCGCCCTGCGCCGCGCACCCCGCCAGAGCAAGCGGCAATGCCGCCCAAAGAATTTTCCTCATTTCAGCCTTCCAATCCAGTATGGGGGCCAGCATCCCCAAAGGGCAACGCCGCCAATACACAGCCAAAACACAAAGCCGAGCCAATGAGCAATCATTTCGCTTACCTGACGACAATCCAGAGCCCGTCCGGCCCGAAGTTGAATTCCTGGCGTTCGCCCTTGGCGTCGCATAGCAAGCAAAGCCCATTCTCGACGTTGGCACACAGGATCAGCCCCGGCACGTCGGCCATCGTGTCGCGGCGCACGAGCTTGTAGCGGCTCCGCAGGGCTTCGCTATCGGCTGCGCTCAGGCTGCGTGGCAGCATCATTTTATCTCGTATCTACCCCTACCGCACCAACGGCAGTGATCCAGAGCCCATCTGGGACCAGTCTTCGTCCAGTCATGATAGTCGAACCAACGACAAGCCCCGCGGGGCGAAATAGAACCTGCAATTTCCTGTATGCACAGCATAATGAAGCCCAATATTTCACGGCGATGGCCAATCAGGTCGCGGTTGTCGAACCAGCGCCAGACCGGGTTTATGCGGATGTCGCTCACTTCCCTTCCTTGTCATAATGCGCCGGGGTGCCGAACAACTCGCGCCGCCGATCGCCTATCGCACCGAGATCGGCGAAGACCGAGACCGGAACCGGCCGCGGTACTTCCTTCGGCATGCAAGCTCATTGCTCCCGCTCGGCATACGACACGCCGCAGCCGGGCACCGTGCATTTGTCGCTCGCCGGGGTGTTGTTGAAGACGTGCTCGCGGATGATCATGGTCGGCTCCTCACGACGGCGGGCTGTCCGGCGTCGCCGGGTAGAAGGTGTCCTGGTACGCATAACGGCAGTCATTCGGCGTGTAGTTGCCCCCCGCGGCCTGACCAGTAACCAGCGGAAGCGGACCGCCTACAGCGTTGAGAATGCGGTAGTCCACATCGGCCACGACCGTCGTGGCCGGCGACACCGGGCCTCCCGTAAAACCAGAGATGCCAAGAGAATTTGCCCAGCATCCGAGAGACCGCATCTGATATGGGTAGCCCGCTTCGACGCCGTAGCCGGCAGCATCCAGCAGGTTGGGCGTGCCGGGCCAATTGAGCTTACCAGCAGTGCTCATAAAACCACTGAGAGCGTTGGGGTTGCCTCCCCACGTCGCGGTGAAAGTCGCCCCCGTCCCGGTCCCGCCGGTCACCGATAGCGTCCCGGTCGGCACGGCGCTATACATCCCCGGATTGGTCACGGTGAAGGTCTGAATGACGCCGCCGCTCACGGTATTGACGGTTATCTGCGCCGCCGACCCGCCAATCCCGGAATTAGCGACAGTGCCGCCTGTTATCGTCAGCACATCGTTTACCGAGTAAGACCCACCGCCGCTGACTTTTGTGGCTCCTGTGCAAGACCCCGAGACGATAGCGATCGCCGCATTCGTCGGACTGCCTTCCGCAAGGTTGAAGGTCGCGCCGACCCCGCTGCCGCTCAGATCGCGAACGTAGTACGTCTTGGTGTAATCAAGCTGGACAGGGTATGTGAGTGGCTGATAGCTGGGATTGGGAATGTAGATGTCGCCGTTATTGATCCCCGTCCAATTGTATGCCGAGCCTAGAGTGCTCACGGTGAAATACGGTGAGCCGGCCGTTGACCAAGTAGTAGAGCCATTGCGCCAGTTCTGATCGCCCCATCCATATCGGGCGTCGCTCGATACTGGGGTGCCGGGAGGATTCGCCCCGCTAGGGAGGGCCGTAAACGGAGTGGATGGGTAATACTCGCCCTGCCTCGTCAAATAGGCATAGTTGAAGAACCACCCGAAGTTATTCCCCATGTAGTTCCAATACTTGGCAATGATGTTTTGTAGAAATGATCGCGCATCGAGGTTGCCGCGAGCGGCAGCGACGCACATCACCCAGGCGACATAGGTAAGCTCGTAGGTCGCCCCCGTCTGAAAAACGACATTGACCCCGGAGCCGTTGTTGTTCAGCGTCAACCAAATCCCGGCATTAAAACAATAGGCATAGGCAGAGGGATCGCTGACATTGTAAATCGCCTGGGCTTCCGCAAGGTACTGAGTGCTGTCCGCGCACACCAGCCCGAACTGCGCCACCGGGAACTTGCAACTCGCGTCGCCAAGATCATTAAGATACTGTCCCATCTGCGACCCGGAGACTTCTGTGTAGACGGGATTAGCTCCGGTCGGATCAAACGAGTACAGAAGTGCCGCATACTCCACGGCTCTCATGGTCCAAGAGATTGCGCGATACTGCGTGTTGACATACGTCGTTACGCCAATCGCATTGTAGGGGCTATCGCCGTTGGCGACGGTCGGGTTGCGCACGCTAATGGGCCACGTGGAAATGGCCCTTTGTGCATTATTCACCATGTGGTCGAGATACTGAAGCTCGCCCGTCCGATAATATGCCCACGTAGACATATTCGGTTCATGGGCAACATCGTCGTACATCCCCCAGGAACAGACATTCGAGCCGGGATTTGTAAACCCGGCATAGTTTCCCCGAGGACTCCAATAGACCGTCGAATAGACCGGGCCAGATGGCCCCGTTCCCGCGACCCCGGTGTAGCTTGCCGAGAGAAAGTTTAGATTCGTGTCGGTTGTCTTGTCGTGCAGGTCTTGTGCCCACAGGCCGCCCCCATGCCCGTAAAAGCGGATGGCGCGGTCGGAGTTTACGCTGGGCGTGAAGAAGTCATTGGCAGCCATGCCGGGGATAATCCCCAGCCACGCCAAGTCACCACCCGTTCCGTTGCCGGTGTCGTCCGACACATCGCATCGGTTGTAGGGATTCCAGGCAAATGTGTAGGTGGTGTCAGCTACCGAGCCGATTGAGCCGAGATCAAATGCCGGGATGACGCCGCTCGATTGCCAATATTGCTGATTCTGCACCACTCGCAGCGTGGTCTCGGCGGAAATCCCGCTCGTTCCGCTGCCGACGAAAAAATTATAATGCCCAGTCGTCGTCGCATTTTGCAGCACCGTAAAGGGTGTCTGGGCCGCGACCAATGTTGCCGTAAATGTCCCTGCGGCAAGGGTTTGGCCGCTATCGCTCTCCATGTTGGACAGGTTCCATATGCGGAGCGTCCCAGCGGTCGGCGGATAGGTGTTCCACGACATCCACAGGAAACCGACGCCGCCCGATATGACGACCGGCAGCAGCGTCCCGTCCCCACCAGCGCCATCGTACCAACCGGGGATCGAAGTCCACGCGTAGTTCCCCGCGCCGTCAGATGTGAATGTCGCCGACGCAGGCGAGGGGAACCAGGTCCAGGCGTGCGAATTGCTGTTCTCAACCCAATTCAGTCCGCTCGCTGGCGAACCCGAGTTCGGCGCGACCCAGGCGACGGGGTTCTGCTTCCCGAGGCCGCCATCGTAGTTGTAGAACGGCTGGCGGATGTGATGCAGGACACGAAAGGCGCCAGCCCCGCCGGAGGCGTTGTTGAGCGCTTGGACGTAGTAGTTCGTGGCCAGCTGCCCGTCCGCCGATCCGCCGACTGTCGAGGCCATGTTGCAAGAAATCTTCCAACCCGTCCCAGCCCCGCCATCGAGCCACTTGCTGATCTTGTACGTATTGGCGTCGCCATTGCACCACGACGAGATCGTCCCGCTCCGGCCGCCGATCGTGGGCGAGAGCGGCGGGCAGACGATCTCCATCCCTTGCGGGTAAACGTCGGTGCTCAGACTCCGGCCCGATGCGCTGGGCCATGGGCCGGCCCCGCCATCGGTGATCGTGACGGCCTGTGAGCCGCTGCCCGCGATGGTGAATGTCGGCAGAAGCTGGAAAGTGGCAAACATCAGCGCGCCGGACTTGTAGTACCGCTGCAACCCGGCCGAGAACGGCTGCGTCACCCCTCCGACTTTGAACTGCGGGACGTGTCCGCTCGGAATATCACCGTCCTTGAAGACCTGACCAAAGGTCTGAGTCGGCACGCCCGATGTCTGCGACGAGCCGCTATCGTTTACGAGCGTGACCGTCGTGGAAAACGCGGATGGCCCGCCCCCGCCACCGCCGCCACCAAAGAGATGCGGCCGAAATGCCTCAACCGCCTGCGGCAGCACCCCGAGCGTGAGCGCTGCGAGCAGCGCCTGCCCGATCGAGCGCCGGGTGAACCGCAGAACGGCTTTGCGGATTTCGCTCATGGGAATGTCAGCCCGGAGAAGAATGCCTCCGTGTTCGCCTGGTAGGCCGCCTGATCGCCTGAAGCGTTCGCGTTATTCGTGAAGGCGACATCAAACATGATGCTCGGAGCAGGCTGGCTCAGATCGCCGCCACCGCCGAAGTGAACGTGTGTGCTGGGGTTCATAGAAGACTGCGGAATCTGCGGCGTCCAGGACAGATGTCCGTTCACTTCGCCCGACACAATGTTCGCGGGCTCATTCCAGCTAGCAAATCCTATAACATTCAAAACCGATGAGCCAAGACTATTGCCGGCCGGCAGGGTATTGCTTTCGATATCGAGGAGTTGACAAAAAACATTCGCAGAGACGCAGTTTCCGAAGCTACCAGTATTGGTGTACTGGAATCCCATACCGAAGTCAGTGCCCGGTGTGTCGGCTCCATTATAGGCGTGGGAGATGAGGACGGTCGCGCAGCACTGAGCCGCGACTTGGACCGCTGTCCCAGTAAAGAACTCGCTAACACTTGATGAATTCCCCCCGGTAATCCCGGTTGCCGTTCCATCGCTGGCGAGCGTGTACTCACAGTTTAAGCCTGAAAATGTTGTGCTATCCAGCGGCACCTGGGGCAGACCCGTCGTCCCGTTCACCTGGAGAGGACATGCGCAATTCAACCCGCCACCTGAACAATTTGGACCGAATGGGTTGGCGTTGAAAACTGAAGGAACCGAATTGTTGCCGGTGCCTTGGATTTGAGCGTAGATGATGGAAATCGCGCAGTTGGAATAAGTGCCGCCACAGAACGACAGTACCCCGCTCATGTTCGCTGCGTGAGCGCCCGTTTGTGTAATGTTAGTCGTCATCGATGGTGACGAGAACAGCGCGATTTGCAGAAGCGGCCCAGAATATGCCGAGGTCATCGCCCGATCGACCGACCACGCCTCGGCGCAGCCGCCTGTGATCACGTCGCACGGACCGCTATATGAGCCTTCCCCGCCGCCACCTCCGAAACCATGCCCGAGTGGCCGAAACGCCTCGGCCGATACCGGAGATAAGTAGAGCGCAAGGGCGACGAGCAACAACCCTGCGGCGGCTTTGACGACTTCGCTCATGACGCGGGGGGAGCGCCCCCAAAGGAGATATGACAGTTCGTCCCGTCGCTCGAAACCCAAGCGGTTGCGCTGGGGCCATAGACCCACAACCCGACTGTCTGAGCGCCGGGTGGCTGGTCGGCCCACGATCCTGACGATAGCTGTAGCACCAGCGGACCCACCCCGGTTGTATCAAAGTAGCTAGGGGCAGAGATGGTGGAACAGGGCGGCAGTATGGCGGTCGCAACAGAAGACGAGTTCATCTGATACCAGTTCGCGAGCGGCGCTGTCAGGGTGATGCTTCCCGTCAACAGCGTAGGACCGCTGCCGCTCGGCTGCGTTGGCGCGCTGCCGCCAGACGAGCCGCCGGTCGTGGTCCCGCCCCCGGCCGAAGGCGCGCTTGCCTCTTGGGTCCAGCCGGAGCCGTTCCACAGGAACCACACGCCCGGAGAGACCGAGGTGTTCTCGGCGTACAGCGCGCCACCGGAGACTTCCATGACCGCGGCCTCGCCGCCGTCGGCGGACACGCCGTTGCGCAGGACGTAGTATTGCCCGGCCTGCGGTGCGGTCCCGCCCCAACTCCACGAAGCCCCATCCGAGGTCGTGACGGTTCCGGTCGGGGCATTGATGGTCTGGGCCAGTACCGCTGCGGGCAGCATCATCGCCATGAACGCGAATATTTTCAGCATGATCCACACGGAGGAGGGAAGGTCAGCGTCGAGAAGAAGGATTGGATGTTGTTCTGCGCATCTGTCGCATCAGCCTGGCTCATCGTCCCGTTGGTGATAATCATCTCTCGGCAGAAGCATGGAGCAGGCTGGCTCAGATCGCCGCCGCCCCCGAGATGGATCGCCAGATCGGTGTTAACGTGATCGCTGAAATCGGCGAGAAAGGCGCCATTAACATAGCTGTGGATGGGCATGCCGCCGGACACTGTGTCCCACGCACCGATGGTGACCCTGTTCCCCTGTGAGGTAGCATAGTCGCCGAGCGGGAGCGCCGGATTGCCGCCGCCCTCCATCCGCAGGCAGTAGGTCGTGCTCGATCCGCATTGGTTGCCTGAGATGAGCCCGTTTCCATACCAGACCCCCGGCCCCAGATCGTAACCGTCGTTGGGGTTGTCGGGGAGGCTGTTCAGGTGTGCGAGTTCAAAGTGTCCGCAGCAGACGGCGATCGGCTGATCCTGTTCGTTTATCAGCACACTCGACGGGGAAGAACCGCCGGTCACTCCGGTCGAATTGGCATCCCCGGAGATGTAGTAATCGCCGTAAAAACCGTTCGTATTGGCCACTCGGGTATCGACGATCGGCAACCCGGTGGCGACCTCGATCTCGAACGGCGCGGCGCAGAGGTAGGGACCGCCACCAGTGCAGTTCGGGCCGTACTGAGTATTGATCGTGATCGGGACCAGCGTGTTGGGCGAGCCTTGGATGGCGTCGTAAAATGCCGCGTAATAGCACGTCGTTGACACTAGGACCGCAGTGCCGTAGTGGGTCGTCGAGGTCATGCTGCCGCCGCAGAACGCCGCGTAGGTTGAAAGATCGACGGTATGATTTGCGGTCTGCCCGACATTCAGTGTCGATGAGCCGTTCCATAACTGGAACAGGGGCCCACTGTAAGCACTGGTCGGCGACCGATCGACATCGTAGGCGACGGCGCACCCGCCGACGATGACATCGCACACCCCCTGATAGGTGGGGGACGCCCCCCCTACAAACCCCGCGAACCTATGTGGGCTGAAGGCGCACAGCGCCAAGAGCAGCGCGAGGAAGGCAAGACGCCTCATGGCTTTAGCGCCAGTTCCGCATACGCGGATTGCGTGCCGCCGACAACCGTCAGATTTCCACCATACGTACCTGTGCCAGTCCCCTGCTGCGTCAGAGCGAGACCACTGACACCCGTCGTCCAAGTGCCGCCGGTCGCCGTCAGCGAACTCGATCCCGAGTTGCCCCAGCCCGCCAGAAAGATGAGGTCATTAGAAAACGATGTGGTGGCGGAAAGAGAGAAGGCGACTACATTTGATCCAGTATTCCCCGCGCCATTTCCTCCTTCATAGATGGTCCCTGACGTGGCTACGTTTTTTGCTTGATAAATCTCCCCTGCAAATGGCTGGGTATTGTTGGATGTGATTGCTACCGATGTGCGCCCTGATGCTACATTTGGGCAAACTATCCACGTAATGTATGAGGGAGCTACGCCAGCATTCCCGCTATTTTGAGCAACGGCACAAGTATCGCCGCCGTCATTGATCGTGTAGGTCTGTAGAGAGGAGTTCGTTAAATTGCCGAGCGGGATTACGAGAGCATATCCCGCTACCGTCGCGGGAATCGTAAAACTGCAACCGGACGTGCAGCCAGACGATTGAAATGGAACATTCGTGTCTTGGGCGACGGCGGGATTGCTGCCGCCACCACTCGATGTCGGCGCCATCGCGAGGTTGGCGACCCTGAAGCTGAGCGCGGGCTGTTGCGCTTGCGCGCCAACGGCAACGAGCGCCCACAGCAGCGCTGCGGCGGTCAGGCTGAGACGGCGGATCATTGCTAGGCTCACTGGAGGGTCAGGGTGATCGCGCCGGCTGCCGATCCTGAGGAGCCAAAGCCGGTCCCGGTGAATACAACGCCCACGTCATCACCGGCCGGGATCGTGGCGCTCGCGACGCCCATGTTTTGATCTTCCAACGCGGTGCCGTTGCCGTTGCACGGCGTTGTCGCGATCGCCGTACCGCTGCCGTAAGCCGTACCAGCGCCGCTGAAATTGGGCGTAACATAATAGACCTGAGCGCTCGCCGTCGCGCCCGCCGCCGCGTCAATCCGGCATTTGACAGCTACGACGGTCCATGCAGCCTCGTTACCGGGCAGAACCATCGTGAGGCCATTGCTGATCGCGGTGAGGTTCTGCCCAGGAGCCCAGGACAGAGTCGGGTTGGCCTTCCGACTGCCACCCGTTACCGACAGGGACGCTGTCTGTGCCGCCTCGCAAGTGCTACCCGATTGGAGGCATGCGACTTGGTAGTTGCCTGGGCCAAAGACGATACTAGTGCTGACCGTGTTCCCGTTGACGCCATCACCCGTCCCTGGCGTCACTGTGAAGCTCTGTCCCTGTGAATTGATGAAGATGCCGCCATTCGCTGGCAGCCCCGAGACGATCGGGAAGACAAAGGTTTGCCCGCTCGCCGTCACCGTGCAGGTTAGGCCAGCGCTCCACTGTGCGGCGCTGAAGGTCTGCCCCGCGCATGGGGTCTGGACCGGCGAACCGACCTGGTTCGTAAGCACCCAATCGGTCGAGGCGACGTTATAGGTGACGATGCGCTCCGTGTTCAGCGCGATCTCGCCAGAAACCAGCGCGACAAACCCGGTGGGTATCTGCTGAACGATAGGCACAGTGGTGCCGCCGCAGCCTGTCAGGGTCGCGGCGCCCGTATTCGTCGCGTTGAACACGATGTGGATCGTCGGCGCATTCGCCAGCGCGCAGCCTGAAGACGGGAACAGCCCAGAGAGCGTGTAGGCGTTAGTCGAATTGGTCGTCGTGGCGCTGAAGGCGGCGGGCGTGCCCCCGCAAGCGGAGCCATTATCCTGGACGCCAGGCCCCCACTTCAGACAATTCCCCGTCGTGATCGCCCCGTCTTGCGTCGGGAATGAGCCCGTCGTACCGGGCGCAATCGCGAGCGCGGTCGTGACGCCGGTGCCCGGAACAACGGTGCCCGCAAGTCCGGTTCCTGAGGCCCATATGCCGAATGCGCCCGTCGAGATCGAACCCGAGGTCGAGACATTCCCGCTGCCGCTCGGCGTCACGCACGTGCCATCGCCTCGGACGAAGTTGGTCGTGCTGGCGCTGCACAGTGTCGATACGGCCGCGCCAAGGTTGGTTGACATCTGCGCGGCCGAAGCCGAGCCGGCCAGGTTAGAGAAAGCTGGCTGCGAAAGCGTTGCGACGCCCGCAGCAGAGATCGAGCTAACCCACTCATTCGAGGAAGCGCCTCCGCCAGTGATATTGAGGGAAGCCGTCCCTGTGCCCGTAAGGGGGGTTGGTGAGAAGACGATCCCGGCATTCCCCGCCGTGATGCTGACCGAGCCGCCGCCGCCTGGGCAACTCCCCGTTCTCACGTTGCCGCCGGAATCCAGGACAAGCCCGCTCGCGCAGGTCCCGCTCGCCAAACCTGACATCAGCGGGGTTCCGAGAACCGTGAGATTCTGTACGGTTGGCGAGGGATAGGTCTGCGCCCGCGCTGTGCCGATACCGGCCAGAGCCACAAACGCCAGAAGAGCCAGGAGCTTTTTCATGCTATCGCGATAACTCCCCCTTGATTGTAAAGCTGCCCTGAGCCTGGGCCGGGATTGGTCAGAGGAAGATTGCCGCCGCCGAGCGCCAGCAATGCCGCAGCGGTTATGTTGCCGAAGAAAACCGGGGGCGCGGATGGATTTGGCGTCACGCCAGGCACGACGGTAGCAAGCGCGCCATTGCTCCATAGCGAGCCGGCCGGCAGGGAAACCGAACTGGTGGGCCAAGCCGCCGCAGTCGCGACAATCAGCCAGCCCCCGTCATTCGAGAGCAGGGTCGTGATCGGCGCCGAGCCGGAGCCGGCAAAGCCCACAGACCCCGAGATGCCGCCAACAAAGAATTCAAGCACCGTGAACGGCGTATTCGGAGCGGTCGCGCTGCCGTTCCATGCCGACCAGGTACCCTCTATCGGCAGCCCACCGCCGGGCGGGATCGGGATGCTGCCGGGGCCACCAGCCGCCAGGGGATTGTTGTTGCCGTCCTGCGCCGGGCAGATTAAAGCTGTCGCCGTGGCTGAAAGATTCGCGAAGTAGACTAGGTTCCTTGCCCTTGCCGCAACAACTAGCTGCGAGCCCGTACCAAGCAGTATCGGCCAGCTAACAGGCGATACTGCCTGCCGTCTGGTATTTGTTACCGCAATAACAGGTGGCCCGAAGCTCTCAAAAAAAGGCGCCGTCTGGGCTGCCAATGGCTCGCGCTCCTTGGCGAGCCGAAGCGGCCGCCTTAGAGCGCGGCTAATGCATCATGCGTAAACAATCAAGGAAGGGCAGGGCTATTGGCGGGAACGCCTTACTGCGCGGCTACTCCGGCCCTCTTGGTGACGACGGCTTTCTGAATGATTGTGGGATCGCGCATCATAATCAGAGATCGCGCCTGTTCTCGCGCAGCAGAGATTGTCTTGCTGATGATCTCTTTCTGCGCCGTCTCGGGGATTTGAGCGAACCCAGGCGATGGCACGATTTGATCTAATCGGCCTTTTGCCAGCCGGCCGGCGATGCGCGAGTAATCGTCATATTGCTGATCCGTCAGGGCGACGCCGCGTATCTTGCGCTCCGGTAGGGCCGGCCCCATGCCGAGTGCCACCATTCGCTGGTTGACCGGGTCGTTGTTGATTTTGCTCTCGTAAATCGCCGTCAGGCCGGGCAGCGGGGATTCGCGGTTCGGCATCTTCTCGCCCCAAACGTCCCGCATCGGAAATAGAGCCTCCGATTCGATCGGAATTTTGCGCCGCATCGCGTCGGTGATCGTGCGTGCCTGCCGGGTGTAGGGGTCAATTGTCCGGGCGATCTGTGCCGCGCCGACGCTGAAAGGCACAAAGGATGAAAGGAAGGTGCGGACAAAGGATGGCCCGTAACGCTCATGGTCGGTCAATGCCCTGATCAGATCGGACGGTCCGCGCATGAATGACTCGTCAAGGATGTTCTGCGAAAATGCGTGGACAGCGGCCCAAGCCGCTGTTGAAAAATCTTCCGTGGTGGCCTGATGAGCGACATCATAGAGGTCTGCGGCAATCCCAAGCTGCATCCCAAGGACACCCAGGCGATTTATCTGATAGTAAATATCGCCGATCTTGACGCTGTGTGCCTGCCAGCCGGTCATACGCTTCATCATCGCTTTCCGGTAATCGTCTGGCCCAGAATTAGTGAGCAAAGCTTCTGCGGCGAGGCCGCCCCCCATAATAAAAAATGAAGTTCCAGCCAACATTTTGCCAGCGGTTCTATCGAATGCGAGAGTCCCATTTTCCCCAGAAATATCCGCACGAAATTCAGGAGACAAAATCCCGGCTGGCGTGCGGCTGAGATTTGTCTTTATGACATTTGAACTGATAGTAACAAATGGGTCGATGTATTTGAGCGGCCGGAGCGTGCCCATCGGTACGCCTGCGACATCTGGAATGTGCACTCCCCAATTCGTAACCCGTTGAACTGCGGCCGTGAACGATCCATAGGGTGCCCGCTGCATCAGTGCATTCTCGTTCGCCTCCTTGACCGCCGCCGCCATCATGTCTTCGGTCGGATTGGTGCTCAGTATATTGATTCGCGCGGCAAGTCGATCATCTGAGAGGCGCTCGTTATGGGCGATCCGGTAAGCTTGAGCCGCGATGGAGGTCTCGTAGCTGGTTGTCCGCGACCAACTGTGGATCGCGGCAATGACGCGCGAAGGGGACTCGATGACGCGCCCAGCGACACCAGGGATCACATGCTGGCGCCCCATAGCGTAGTTCGGCCCCAGGGTCTCTCCAGGCAACGAGACGGTCTGGTCGGTGCGGAGTGCGTCCCAGGCCGCACGCCATCCCTGACGCACGCCCTGACCCATAAAGCTGTAAAGCTGAGCGCCGATCTCTCCGGCGTGTACTCTCTCAGTTCCGGTCTCGCCAGTTACGGCTTCACGGACAATTCCCACCAGGGCCTGCACGCCAGTTTCGTAAGTCGCTTTGTAGAGATGAAACAGCGTGTTGGCGATCGCATAAGTGCCATGCGTCGCCGGTCCCGAAATTAGAGCATTTACAAAATAGGACTGTAACCAGTCAAAAAACCCCGTTTTCTCGCTATCGGTAACAAATTTTGAGACTTGAGATGGGATAGGAAGTGCTGCACCCCTTGCGGCCTCGCGGCGAAGCTGGTTCAACGTGCGGCCTGTTGCTTCCTCGATAAACGAGCCGATCTGCGCAGCCTGTTCCGTTCCGGCTACCCGCTGATTGAATGCCCGCAGTGCCCGCCCCGCTTCAGCCGTCACACCTGAAACTTGAGATTGAATTAGGCGATGACGGTCCTTCGCTGCTGCGTAGGCCATGACATCTTCGTCAGTGCCCGCCGCCGCTTTCGCCATCGCGTCATGAACAGCGTTCGCCGACTGCACGAGAAGTTTGCGAGCCGCCGTCACCTCCTCGGCATTGAAGGCTTGACCGAGCTTGCGCCGATCAAGCTGGCTGGCATCCATGCCGAGCGCATCAGCAAGGCGTAGGACTTCCGCATCCGAGATGACCCCACGCCGCGCCCCCAGGAATTCGTTATTCTCGGCCGCTGCGGTGCGGATGACCTCGTTTACATTTTCGGGAGTTCCGAGGAGGTCAAGCCGGATATTCCCGGCGCGGTCGATGAAGGGAGATTCGTCGGGGCGGACAAAGGCGACATTGGCGTCAACTGGTCCTCTGGCTGCTGCTGGCTCAGCCAATCTAGGCTTTTCCGCCGTAGCTGTGCCTCCGCTCGTGCGCTCCGCTCCAACTGGCTCAGAAGCCGGAGCCTGTCTGGGTCTTGGGCCGGCCGCAGGCCCATTACGATCAGGTCCGCGATCCTCTGGCGCGTTTCCGCCAGTTTCTCCGCTTGTTCCTGCTGATCTTGAGCCAAGCTCATCGTAAATCTCCGGCGCTTTCTCAAGGGCGACGCGATCGGCCTCGGCGCGCACCCGATCGGCAGCCCCACCGGCGACTTCCGGTGCTGTCCGCTCAGCCAGCGCTTCGTGCTCGGCCGCAAAATCTTCCGGGATTGCCATGTCTTCGGCGATGACCGGCTCGCGGTTCGGCAGCGCGATCAGTCGATCGAACACGTCGCGGATATCGTCGGTGATCGGAGCCCGGAGGCGGCCGACCGTCTGGTAAATCTGCGTCAGCCATTGCTTGAACTGGTCGAAGACGCGCGCGAGATTGCCGCTCGGCGCGCGGCCCTCCATCATGTAGCGCTCAAATCCGCGGGCGAATTTCTCATGCGCGCGCGTCGGGATCGCCTCATCTTCGCCGACGCCAAGCCAATTCCGCACCGTCCCGGCATCGTTCCGGAGATCGTCGGGAGCGCGATCGTCGGTGGCGTCCCGCATCATCTCTTCAAGCCACGCATGCCCGGTTTCGTGGATGAAGGTTGATGCGTCGGCTTTTCCCATCAGCCGGATCGTCGCCTGCCCGTCGCGGAGCACGGTTTGCCCCGCGATAGCACCCTTGCCGGCTCCGGCCTCTACCGATGGCGCTTCGCGCGCATAAAGCTCTTCGGGCGATCCGAGCGCACCATCGAAGCGCGCAGCGCGGGCGTCATAGTGCGCAGCCACCAGAGCAGCCGCAGCGTTCGCCTCGTCAGGCAAACGCCCGGCGGCAACGAGTCGCTGATAGGCATCGTCGTGGATGCTTGGTACAGTACGGAATTCGAGTGGAGGCGCAACGGATGGGACGGCAGCGGGCGGCTCAATGCCAGCAGGCTCGGCGGGAGTTGGAGCGGCTTCGGGCGATGGTTGAATTTGCTCTGACGGAGGTTGCGGAGGTTCCGCGAGAAGCCTGGAGCGCGCTTCTCGATATGCCGCCGACACCGGCTCAGCCAAATCCCGCATCCGATAGTCGTTCTGCTGAAGGTCTTGGCGAACCCGTGCCATGTCCGGGGTATCGCGACTGACCTGATCGGCCACGAAGGCATCACGCTCGGCGATCAACGGATCAAGCCGATCCTGATAAATCTTCGTCATCCGCTGGTTGGCGGTCTGTAGCCTAGTCTGCAAATCCTCGATCTGCGCCGCATTCGGCGCCGTCGCCTCTGCCGTCTGTTGACGTGTCTCTGCGAGATCATCAAGCCATCGCCGATATGTGTCGCGTCGCGTCGTCAGTGCGTCATACTGGCTGAAGGTATCAGGGTCGATCTGGCGCGCGATCTGGTGAACATCGGAGGCAGCCGGGATTTCGGGTTCGGACGGAGCCGCGGCCGTTGGGGTTCCTGGACCGCCCGGCTGCTCCTCGGCGGCTTCTCGTACTTGTTTGATCGCAGTGGCCCGCGCGGCATCGGATTCAGGCGCAAGCGGTTCTGGCAGACCCTTCCATCCAGCCTCGCCTTCGCCGATGACACCGAGGCTACGCGCCTCAGCGAGATCGGGAGGGGCTAGGGCTTGAATGGCCGACGCAGTTGCACCGGGAGTGATTGGGCGCTCTGCCGGCGCTGGCGGGATTGGCTCCCCCAACTCCGCAGCACCGCGTGGGAAAGCTTCCGGCAACGCCGCGATATCGCGCGCCAGCCCCGCGGCGCCCGGAAGGCCCCCTTGTTCGGCCCGCTCGCCGATCGCCTCGATACCTGCCTGAGCGCCACGCAGCAGCGCCGTGCCGCCCCGCAGGACGGTGTCGAGCGCCACGGCGGCCGGCCGGATCATCGCCTCATTGAAGGTGCGCAACCAGGATTGATGGCCCTCTTGGGCATCGTTGAAAATGCCGGCATTTTTGTAGAAATCCTCAGTCTCGGGCGATAGACCAAGCGGCTCGGCTCCCCACCCCTGTTCGACCCCCTGCCCGAAGGCGCTCATGATGTTAGCGCGCGGGCCTTGCTGAAACATGAAGTCCGGCATCGCCGATCCGGTTGCGGCTTGCGGCGCGCCGAAAAACTGGTCAGCCGTAGGTAATTGCCCGACGGCAGGCGGGGCGCCAAAAAAATCATCAGCGGTTGGAAGCTCTGCTGCCATCAGGGCGGCGTCGTAGCGGGAGCAACGATCGGTGGCGCAGGATTAGCCTGTATCCAGCCATTCCGCAGCGCGATGCCCTCGGCTTGTGCGCGTAGCGCTGGATTCGCTCGCACGGCAGCGACGAGTTGCTGCGGATTCATCTTGCCGAGATCGGATGGTGCAGCAGCGTTGCCGGTGACTTCCTCGCCAGCCCCAAGCTGATCTTTCATCAGCTCTGCTGGTGTGCGCTTAAACGGCGTGACGAGCCGGTCAATCTGGTCCTTCGCGACAAGATCGGCCGGCGTCTTCCCGGCGGCGATGCCATCCTGCCAATATTTGAAGAATGCGGGGGTGAAGCCGATGTTGAAGGCGTCCTCGCCCTTGGGATCGCGGATTTTGAACGTCCCGTAATCGGCCTCGAAACTGAGTTGGTGCTTGGCGTAGGCAAGCGCCCCGGCTTGCATCTTCGTGTCGCCGGCCTGCTCCGGCCGCCGCACTTGTGCCATCGTTTTCGTTAGTTCCTGCGCCCCCGCAAGCGTCAGATCGCCGCCCGGACCCGCATGCCGCATGATCTCGGACTGGTCGGTCAGGGGCGGCAACTGGCCGCCTGGCCCCGCCGTAACTCTCTGATAGAGCGACCAAAAGCCTGGGCCATAAGCAGCCAGCGCTTGCTCGTTTGGGTTCGCCGCCTTACCGCGAATTACCCCCATCATGCGTAGCTTAGCATCGGGCGTCAGCGCCGTATTGTTGGCAATCTGCTGTGCCGTGATGGTTGGCTTGTCGCTGGCCGCATCCTGAATGATCGAGTTCTCTGCGTCATCCGACGCTTGTTTCTGCGCCCGCTCATGCTCCTCATATTGGCGCGTCTGGTCGGTCCAGGACGCCGTGTAATTCATCCGTGTCAGCTCGGCCGCTTTAGTCTTGGCCTCCGGCGATAGGTCGGAATGCTCGATCCTGTCCAGCGCAGCACTCAGACCTGGCGCGCCACCTCCTGGGCCGCCTCCCGTGCTGCCGTGTCCGGTGTATGTCGAGATGAAGCTGCCCACAGTTGGTGCTGGCCCATAGGCCGGGCTTTGTCCTTGCGCAGCATGCACGATTAAGCTGTCTATCGCCGACCGACCAGCAGCCGGCGTGGGGTAAGAGGCGAACGTACCCCCATCGGTAGCGCGAACGCCGCTGTCGGCCTGTTCCGGTGCACCGGTGAACTTGATATTCCCCGGATTGTTCGTCACTCCCCGCGGGGAGCCGCCTTCATTGTGAATGATGCCGTCAACCAATGGGCCGATCTGACCGCTGGAAACCACCTCCGCAAGCGGTCGGCCGGGCGGCGCATTCGGCACCCTAACCGCCGGCGGCGGGGCGATTCCGTTCACATAAGATTGCGCCGCTTGATCGGCCGCCGGCACCTTTAGGCGATTCGCCAGTTCCTCATACTGCTCGGCAGATAGAACGCCACGATTGCGCTCAAGAGCCGCCTGCGCGCCGTTCGCATCAGTCGGTGCGCGCGCCATGATTTCCGTCACAGCAGCGTCACGCCGCCCGCGCAGCATGGCGTCGCTGATCAGATCGGCACCACCACCGAGGCGTTGCGCTTGCTTGACATAAGAGCCGACCAGATCGGATGTAGCGTGCTGCAATCCTATGTCGTCGCCACGGCTCACCGAATTGACGATATTCGACTTCGCCACATCGGAACTGGCCTTCTCGACTTCGCCGTACCACTGCTGAGCCTGCTCATCAGCGTGCCGGCTGACCTCGGTTCCCATATAGTATTGAAATCGCCGAGTATATTGGTCGAACTGAAGCTGTTCCTCGGGCGTTCCCAAGCCGCCTCGGAGTTGCGTGCGAATTTGATCGATCTGCTGAAGCGCCGCGGCGCGCTGATCAAGCGCCGACCGCCCGCGTGTACCGAAATATCCGAGGTCTTGTTGCGGCGTTCCGTCCGGCCCCGTCACGGTCTTTGTCGGGTCGCCGTAAAGCGCCGTATTCGCGGCGGTCATGAACTTGTTGGTCGCGTCATCGGCGGCAACCTCGCCGAAGAACTGCCCCGCCTTTGAAAGCCCTTCGCCTAGCCGTTCAGCCCCAGCCCCTATCTGCGCGCCGAACTCACGCGGATTGGTTTGAATAGTCTGGTAATCGCTCGGGGGTGCTTCCCGCGGCTGGACAGTCGGCGCTGGCGAGAAATCAATGTGGGCCATCTAGTATAGCCCTCCAGTCCCTGCCCCCGGAGATGGCAACGCAGCCGAGGTGCCAAGCCCCGCCCATTTGAAAGAAAGATTGGATGCGCCTGAAGCAAGCGTCCCGAGTCCCGTCAGCGCCCCGCCCAGCACATCGCGCGGCGCTTCAGCCGCCTCAAGTTGACTCTCGGCAGTGAAGCTGGTGGCCTGTGTCCGATATCCATAGGCGGTAAGCCCGGCGTTCGCGAGCGTCTGCTGCACATTCTCGGTCCCGATTTCGGCTTGGCTCTCCCGCACCGCCTTCGCCGACCCCGTGTTCACGTCGATGTTATTCGCCGCGATGCCGCTGGTGATCTGGCCGCCCTGTGCACGCTGCTGAAGCCCGACATTGGTTGCCTGTGTCTGCCCGGCGGCGAGTGCATAGTTGGCGTTCTGCTGGGCTATTTTTGCATTGTTGGCGGCTACCTGAGATTGATAATTGGCCTCCGCCGCAGCCGATTCGCCCTGGCCGATCGCGCCCACAGCCGAAGTGACCGAGCCGACCGCACCAAGGATGGGGGCTGCGGCTAATGCGAAGCCCATCAGGCTGCTCGCGAAATCTGGATTTCGACAAATCCCTCGCGCACCGTTCCCTCGATCGCGCGGAAGCCAAGGAGATCATAGAACCGTAGCGCGCGCGTGCAGGACTTGTGGACCGATGATCGGATGGTTTGCCTGGCCTCAAGAATGCGGCCGATCTCCTGCCGAGCGATTCGCACAAGCGTCATCGGCATGCGGTCAAGCGCATCGCTCGTAAAAAACCAGATGAGTCCCTCGGGCGCCAGCGGGGGAGCCACATCGCCCCACACGGCGACAACCTCACCGCTCGTGATCGCCGCGCGCGGGCCGACAGTCTCTCGCCATAAGCCAAACAGCACATGCCGCGCCTTGCCGTCGATCGCCGCTAGTTCAATCTGCTCCTCGCGGCGCAAGCGCGGCACGATCGCCCGGATATGGGCCAGCTTGCACGGCACAATCTCGATGCTCATGCAGCGCGACCTTGCTGCTGCTGGCGCGGCGGCAACGCATCCTCGGGCTGATCGCCAGTCTGAAGATCGGGGATGAAGCTCAGGACATTCAGAGGTACGGGCAATGTCTGCTGCACCGCGACCTGACCGGGCTTGCGCGGCTTCGCAGGCACTTTGACGTACACGTCGCCCGTAAAGACTGGCTGTACGGTAGCGCCGCCGGGTGATGTGTACGTCGCGGGCGGCGTCGGATCGACAAAAGCGAGTTGCGGTGTCACCATGCCATTTGTCCAAGGGACGGCGATGACGGGCGGGATCGTCGAGGCATCAGTCTGGTTCGTCCCGACTTGCGGCAAGAGCGAGCCCTGTACCCGCACGGTGACGTTGTATATCAGCTTTCGCCGCCCTTGGATTGTCGGTTGGCCGCCATTTAGATAGACGCTCTGAATCTGCGGCGTAAAGGCGAGCCCGATCACCACGTTGCTCGCGGCGAAGGGCAGCGTCACTTGGCCCAGCGCATTGACGACAAATGGCCCGACCGGGACGCCATCAGCCGTGCCGACGACCTGACGGCCGATCAGGTGGCCGAGGCCGCCGAATACTGTGTTGTTGGCTTCGATGTTCCACGATCCTGACGGCTGCGGCAAGGGTGCATTGTTCGGGTCGGTAGGATAGGTTTCCTGGCATGGCAAGTTCCAAGTCCCGGCGAGCTGTGTCGGCCCAAGGTATGCGGTGATAATCGCAATGCCGCCACCCATTCGGAGGGTTTGCCCAACATATCCGGCGCCGATAGCGGAAAAGACGCTTGCCGTCGCGGTGAAAGTCACATTGCCGACAGCGCTGCTGGCATAAAGGGTTGCATTGTAATCGCTGGGGAATTCAAGCGGCCCAGCTGACACCGCCGCATCCACGCACCACGAATCTTCGATTGTCTGCCACAATCTGTTGTTCATCCGCTCTATAAAGAATCTGGTGCCACCTGCTGAAACTGGGCGCTCTGTGGCAAAATAAACGGCGTTGACCGGCGGCACTTCGACGGAGCTAATCGGGGATTCGATTACCGATGTAACGGAGCGGAACTGGCCTTGCGTGTCGTGACGCGCCCAACCAGCTAGTTCCTGCTCTTTCACATAGCTAAGGCTGAGCAGTACCCCGTCATTTCGGACTGCCCACACGAGCCGATAGGGTTGGCGAGCATAGCTCCACTGAAGAATTTGGTAGTTCTGTAGAAGGTGCGTCGAGGGCCAAGAGATGTCCGTGCCGGCGTAGATGTTGAAGAAAATCTGATATGCGAGATCGAGGACCGTGTTGTTGGCTATCTCGGCATACAACACGTCCCAATTGATGCGCAGCGGCGGGACTGTCGGCGAGCAGCCGATCGACGATTGCGGGAAGGCGATGATATTTGTCGGCGTGACGGCTGCCGGAGAGGAAGCAAAGCTGCCGGGTGCGCCGATCTGCCATACACCGGCCCCGGTAAACGACAGCAACCCAAGCGGCATCGAAAGCATCCATTGGATGCCGTCCACGGTTTCGGCCGTCACGGTGCCGGTAATCGCGTCCGAATCGATGACCGGAATTGAGGCATCGAAATCAGTGAACAAGCCCGGCTGGCTCATGAAGAACGTGTCGGGCGCGTTCAGGGTCTGGGAATAGACGCGGCGCTCTTGGAAGTAGGAGACGACGCCGGGGTAGGTTCCCGTGAGCTGGCCGACGTTGACCGTCCCGGATGCTGATGTGCCGGTTCCCGCGAAGACCGGCGTGTCCGTGCTCCGATAATTTATCCCCGGATTAACGACGATGACCGCAACAACCGAGCCGGTCGGCGTCGGCGATATCACGACTTGGCCGACAAATCCGCTTCCGGTGCTCGTCGTAATGCTGACGGCGGCGGCCGTCCAATCCGCAGATGAGGCCGAGATGGGAATGCCGAGTACTTGTCCAGGGGCGAAGGGGTCGAAGTGCTGCGGGGGCACTTGATCGAAATCTTGAGTAATGTTCGAATCAACGAACTGTGTCCCATAGGCCGCGCCGACAAGGTAGAAGTTGGCTCCCACAGGAACCGGAAGGGCTACGGTGGTGCTGCCGGGATCGGTGTTGTAGGAAGTCGGTGCGCGATAGATGTTGTAGTAATACCCGTTGCCGGCGACCGCATTCCAATTGACGATGTTCGAGCCAGCGGTCTCCGCCATATCGACGCCGTTCGTCACATTGACGGGACCGGCAGACTGGCTTTCTTCTCCGGTCGCGGCATTAACGGATGTGACCTCATAGGCATAGGCGGCCGGCAACGTCGGCGGTGATGTGCTGGAATTTGGCTGTGTCGTGGCCGTGACGGAGATTCCAGTCACCTCCGGGGATGTCGTCCCGAAGGCTGTCGCCGTCAGCGTCCAGTCAAGCGGACCGAGCCGCGCTAGGTCGTAAGGTGCGTATGACCCGCCGTTCGGGTTGACGCAACAGAGCGACATCACGTCGGCAGATTGCGTGTACTTCAGGTAGGCCAGATCGGACGCCGCATATGGGCTCGCAACGGTGTAAATGCGCGAGACAGTGCCGCCGCCGGTAAATGCTGGGAAAAGCGCGGTGTTGACCGGCAGGTTGTTGATTGAGTCGGCGATCGAGAATGTCGTCGTGGTCAGAACGGTGATGATGTATGCGTTGTCGTCGAGATTGACCATTCCGCCGATATTCTGCGGGATCACCCAATCCCCGGTGTTGTAGCCATGCGCCGTGGGCGCCGTGCTGATAACGCCAGGGGTCGCTTGAGATATGGCGGTAACAGCAATCCCGTTCTCGACAACGACGGAGCCTTCAAAATAGAAGCGGACGTAGTTGTCGCCGAACTCCAGGACGTAGCCCTGCTGGACGTTGAATTGCCAGTTGATCAGCCGCGGCGGTGAGTTTCCGAGGTCCGGCCTCTGTTTGGATGCCAGAATGAATGACGTGCCAGCGCGGGATTTGGCACCTCCCCGGTAATCGACGAAGCAATTTCTCATCGTCGTCGCGGAGGTCTCGACGCGCGCTAAGTCCGCGTGCCCCCACAATTCTGGTGCGATCTCGCCACCGGCAAAAGAGGTTTTCTGAAACGGAACGGCCACTTAGTAGACACTTCCATCCGCGAAGCTGAAGCTTTCCCAGCCGTAGCCGTAGACACCCGGCCCTCCGCCGCCACCGAAGCCGTCAAAGCCGCCCGCGCCCCATCGGCCAAAGCCGCCGAGCCGGCGCACGCGCAGCCAGTCAGGCTGATGGTCGGTCGATTGCCGGAAGCCGGCCTCATTATCCGACGACACCCGCGCCTGCCGAATCGCATCCTTGGCGATGGCGATGTGCGCATTGCGCTCGGCGATGGCGAGCTTGGGGTCGCGCAGCACCTTCATGGCAAGCTGCGACGCCAGTACCGAGACCATCGCTTGGTCGAACAGCGAGTCCCAAACCTCGATCTCGGCCGCCAAGTACGTGTAGACGAACTGTGCCTGCGGGACGTTTGTCAGTATGATTCGGCGGCTGACCGGCCCAACGCCCTGGGTCGCGTCGAAGTCTGGCGCATAGGGACCAATCTGCGACGGGTACTGATCTGTGTTGCTCAGCAGGAAGCGGGCTGGCCGCTCATAGGGGTAGAGCGGGATCGACGGCACGTTCAGGTTCGGTGTGATCGGAACCGCCGGGTTCGGCGGCTGAATGTTGCCCGGTATCGGTGGGCCGCCAGCAATCGCCAGGGCCGAGGGCGGTAGCCCGCTCCACGGGAGCCAACGGGCACAAACCGCATCATTCGGCCATGCGTAGCAATATATCCAAGGAGCCTCCACGATTGTCCCGACGTTCGGGGTTTGCCCGGTGGAATCGCCCAGCAGGGTCAGCGGCCCCCGCTTGCGGGCAAAGGACCAGAATGACGCTCTCAATAATTGCATTAGTGCTGTCGTATAGATGCGGCGCGCAGCCTCGCTCTCGGTCGTACCATCGAAGATGCTGCCGATCGTGACTGGCGAACCAATTGCATCCAGGGAGCGGTTGACGATGTGCGCGGGCTCGGTCGTCATCCCCGCCGCCTCTCCGCGGCTGCGCCGACGGCAACCGCCGTCTGCTGCTCAGCCTGCTTGAGTTGCAGATTGCCGGCGAGATGCGGCACCAGTGCCTCGGCAAGCGCATCCACGAACGTCTCGACGAAGTCTGCCGTCCAGAGAGCGGGATTCGTGACGCGCGCCCGATAGACGCACAGAGCCGACGGCATATTGGCGAGGATCACCTTGTAAGGCTGGACCGCCGCTCCGGTTGCGCTGAAGCTGTCGTCATCCACCCGCCAGTTCGCCGCACGCGGCACAAGGATCGGATAGAGCGTCGGCGGCGGGACGATCGCCGCGAATTGCAGGCAATCGGACGGATAGGCGTATTCAAAGCCCCATCCCGGTGGCGGATAGGCTGGCGTCCAAGGTTGCCAGGGTCCGTAGCCGCCGATCGGCGGTGGGCCTTTGAGAAGCGTCAGGGCGACATTAGCCCGGCGCGCGAAGTCCCAATCGGCCTCGCGGATCAGATAATCGCGGGTTTGGCCGAAAACATCGAGAGCAGCCCTCGCAGCTAGAGTGCCTTCATAGATGTTGCCGATCCGCCGCGTGTAGCCGATCCTGACTAGAGCCTGATTGCAGAGCTGTTCAACGCTGGGTGCCACCGCCAGCTCCGATCATCTCCATGCGCGGGGGTGCTGCCGTATCATCTACGACCGCAGCCGTATCGCGAGAGGCTTCCGAAATCCCGGCCTCTTGCTGCAATAGATTCGTCGCTGCCTGCGAGAGAGTTAGATGCGCCGCTAGCGAGGCGACGAAGGCGCGCGTGAAGCCCGGCTCCCAGGTATTCGGGTTCGTCACCTGTCCTACGTAGACAAGCGTTGCGGGCGAGATGCTGGCTAGGATCGCGCGGATCGGCGGCGACGGCCGCTGATCATTCCAAGGCTCAAACAGCACTGGCTGCGGATCATAGGGATCAAGCGCGGCAAAGCTCCCCGGCTGCACATAGCGAATGCGCAGGCAGTCGCTCGGATAATTGAATTCGTAGGGCCAAGGAGCTGGTGCCAATTGCCCAGCCACAGCCGTCAAGCCGGCCTCGCGCATCGCGAAAGGCCACTCCTCGCGTTGCAGCAATTCATCGCGGACCTGCGAGAAAAGCTCAAGACATGCTTTGGCAACCTCAGAGCCCTCATAGGCAGAGCCGATGCGTTTTTTGACGCCGAGCTGGCGAAGCGCCTCATTACAAAGCCCCTCCCACGTTGCCATCACGCACCCGTCGCACTTTCGTCCGAAAGCTCGGCCATCTGCTCATATTGAAGTGCCTGGCTCAGAAGCTCGCGGGCATAGTCGGGGCGTCCCTCAAGAGCCATAGAGAGCGGGTTGGCGAGTTGGCGCACGACCGCCATCGTAAACATCGGGTCCCAATCGTTCTCGGTGAGCTTCGACGATGTGTAGACAGCGAGCGCATTCACTTGGTTGCTGAAGATGACCTTTGTCGGTGTGCTGGCGATCTCGTCGAGCGCGACATTGCCAAGGATCAACTGAGGATCGTAGATGTCATAAGAGCCAGCCGGAGGGGCGAGGCATCGCAGCCGCAGGCAGTCGCTCGGGTATGCGTACTCGAATGCCCAGCCGGGCGGCAGGTTGCCGTTCGTGATCGGCGTCAGGGCCGCCGTCAAACGAGCAAAGTCGGGGTCAAGCTGCCGCGCCACCATCTGCCATGTCGGCTGATAAAGCACGGGGGCCGCGAGTGCCGATGTCCCGTCACCCGCCCAAGTGCCGCCACCGCCGGCTGGCCCCGTGTAGGTGACAAAGGCTTGGTTGCCGCTGAATTCCAGGGCTTGGTTGAATATGTCGGCAGGCGAGGTCATTGCGCCGAGTTGCAATGGACGTTGATAAATATCAAGGTGCCGACCTGGATATTCGTGTCATTCAATTGCCCGATGATGCCAGAGAGGGGTTGTGCGGTCAGGCTGATCGGCGAGGCCACACCGGGCGTGCCCTCCAACACCAACTGCCCACCCAACACTCCTGGACTTCCAAGGATATTTGTGGCGTTCGTCACCGGGTTGGTCACGTTGCCACCCTGACACGAGTAGGCACCCCCGATGATTTGCGCGGCCCCCGATGTCGTGCCGCTTTTGCCGGACACGACAATCTGTGCGTACTCCGTAAAGCCGCCATCTGCCGTGCGATACTCGAAGCCAGAGGTGCCGCCGCCCAGCGTCCATCCGGTACTCGAACCGCCGGTGATCAGAACCGGCGTAAATCCCGTGCGGTTCGGCGACTTCATTGTCACGGAGCCCGTGGCGGCCGTGTCCGCGACGACGCCAGCAAGCGGGTCGTCGATTGCCAGCCGTTCCCACGGCCCTGTCACCGTGAGGCTAGACATAGAATTGTCGTCATCCCATAAGACATTGGCGGTGCTGGCGTTATTAGCCGTGTAACTGACCGGCCCGCACATCTGGTTGTGGTCGAAATTGTCGTTCTCAAACGCGGGGCCGCTCGCGGGGGCCGGGACTAATGCCGTGCTGGAGCACGAGAACGCGTTGTGGTCAAGATTCCAATTCTCTAATGCCGTAAAGGAGTTAAGATTATACATGGCCGGCACAGTTGCGCCGCCGACAGCGCCCATCGTCCATGTCGTGTGGTGCAATGAGAAACTGGCAATGACCGGGACGGTGTTGTCCGAGCAAATATTGGCCGGGGTCGAGCCGGTATAGTCATGATATTCAAAGTGACTGTCGCTAAAGGTGATGTCGGCACCCCAATTGGGGTTGGGAGTCCCGGCATTGAAATTCGCAAACCGGATTGAGCACTGCTCGCCGCCGGATGAGATAAAGTCGTATCCAGAAAACGTAATGGTGTTAGGCCCACATCCGCCGGTATTGCATGCCGTGTTCTCAAACAGCACATCATCCGCCGATGTCGTGGGGTCGCCGCTTCCATTGCGACCAGCGTACCCACCGAACACATGCGCGTCAACGTAACCGTCGAATACCCACTTGTGGTTGCATATTGCCGGCTTCATATCGTACATATTCGTCGTTATGCCAGCATTGCTAACCCCCTGGAAATCGAGACAGGTATCGAAGTTCTGGACCCCCATATTCGATAGATGCGCACCGTTGCCGCCCTGAAGCATAAATCCGACGCCACCCACGGCGCGCGTCGAACCAATCCCGACGATGTTAAGATTGCTGATCTGGGCAGGCTGAAGACTGCCGCTGCCGCCGGTGAACTTTAGGCATGGGGCTGCAATGCTGTTTGGGCAGGCGAGCGTGGAGCCTTGAATGTAGTCGCCGGCGCCCGCGAAACTCCCTATGATGCTTGCGGGAGCGGCTCCAGTTACCCCAGACTGGCTAAAGCAGGTCGTTCCGGGCCAGCCGATCGCAATATGAGTGGCGACGGATGCCGCTAGAGCATTGTCGATTGCGCTGGTATCGTCCGTAACCCCATCGCACTTTGCGCCAAAAGCCGTCACCGAGACGACGCCGGCCTGTCCGGTTGGGTTGACGACAAACGGGAACTGATAAAGTTGACCATCGACCTTAAAGTGCAATGGTTGTCCGGTCGGCGAATTGAAATCAATCAGTCCGCCACCGAGAGCGTCCGCATCCACGCAAATGTAAGGAGGTGGCGTCGGGTTGCCGAGGACATAAGCGCCCCAATCGCAATCGTGCGTGCCGTCCGGCCCGGTCCCTGGCCCCTTCGCTTGCAACAACTTCTCGGATAGGCCGGTTCCGATTGGGCCTCCGCTAGCCGGGCCAGAGTCCATAACCTGCGCAGCACCTTGCGGGCTCGCCGGCATGTAGACGGGCGCGTGGCCGCCCCCATTCAGGATCGGCCCGGACTGGATCACCGCCTGGGCGAATGCTGAGGGCGCAATCAAAAACGCGGCCACGAGGGCCGCGGCGACGCGCAATGTCAGGCGAAGATGCGCCATTTAGTAATCGCCGTCTTTCTTGGCGGGGACCGATCCGAATACGACGGTAGTGCCGCCCGCAGGCGCGCTGGGTGCCGGCGGTGCTACGGCTTCCTTCTCTTGATCCGGCTGATAGACCGTCTTCGGCGCGCTCAGCGCGTTGCGCCAGGTCTCCAACTCGGCGATGCGGCGTTCGAGGCCCTGGCAGTAGACCAGCATTTGCCGATCATCATCGGACATGCGCGCCACTGCCCCCGAGCCGGGCGGCAACGGCTCCGGCAGGTCGGGGTACTCGTGGCCCTCGATCTTGGCATGCTGCGCGCCGCGCTTTGACGGCTCGATGGCGACCACCTCGCCAGCATTGCGCATGGCGCCGTCATGGTAGGAACGGTGCAGCAGCCGGTAGAGCAACTTCGGCTCGGGATAACCCTTATCGTCAGGCATCGGCTTGTCCTTTCGGCAGCCCTCGACCCACGAGTCGCTGCCTGTCCAGTCGTTAATCCGGCTAATGTGCGAAAGGCTGTCGATTGGCAGTAGCGGCCCACGCAGGTCGTCTCGGAGCAGATGAGAATGGCTACTCATCCATGTCCTCATCGTTCTCGTCTTCGCAGGCGAGCTGTTCGATTTGCAGCTCTACCCTGCGGTTGCCGTTGCCGCTGTCAGAAACGCTCATCACGCGGGCAAAGGCGCGTAGGTCGATTACGTCCCCGACATCCGGCATTTCATCGAGATCGAGCTTGTCAAGCTCGGGGCCGCAGAGACAAATCCGCAGTCCGTAAGGATACTCCGGCATATCGGCCGGAATCGGCATGACGGTATCCAATTTCTCGTCATCCGTGAGACTCATGTTCACGAACTTGGACCACCCGGCCATTGTCAGGCAGCCTTCCGTTCCGGCTTCTCTTCTTCGCCGCCCGCTCCCATTTCGTGCCGCTGGTGGAGGTCGTGGATTGCCGTCAGATGGCGGTGCAGCATCTCCGCATGCTCGTGCAGATGCTTGTGCCGCATGGCCCGGTGTTCGTGCTCGTGCTTCCGATGGACTTTCATCATCGCCTCACGGTCATCGCCGGCCTCGGCGCGCTCTTCCTTGTGCCGGTTTTCCATGTCACGGTGTTCTGTCCGGTGGCGCCCGTGCATGTCGCGGCGCTCGCCTTCCTGAGACTTGAACAGCGCCTCGTGCTCGGCCTCATGGCCACCCGTACCCTCGGGCCGCACATTCCGCATCGGGGTCGGCTCTTCGCCCTTCTCGGTCGGGCCGCTCGGGCCACTCTCTTTCGGCTCTTCTTCGTCTTCGTCGCCGCCGCGGCGTTTGTCGTAAAGCCGGCTCTTCGCCATTGCGATCTCCTAGCTCCGCCCATGCGTGTAGGGCATGCGCTTCTTGCTGCCATCCCTGTGCTCGCCAAGGCCGGGCTCGCCGAGTTCCTTGGCGCGCTTGTTGATCCAGCGCCGGGCGGCAGCCGGGTCTTTAGCGCGGCCGACGTCGTGCTTGGCATTCGACAGGTCAGATGCGTTGCGGATCGGAAATGAGCCGCCGGCCATCGTCTGGCCTTTGCCCTCGGCTTCACGCCGCGCTCCCGCGCTGACGCTCCCGCTCGCTGTCCTAAATTTCGCCACGGTCGGCAAACTCCTCGATGCCAGGTCGGCTATGGTGAGATGAGGCATCGGTTGAACGGCCCAACCGAGAGCGCCATATACGCGCCGCGACTTTTCGCTAGGGGTAAAAGATGATGATCCGATACGCGGCGTTCGCCGTGGCGATGCTGACCGCCGGGGCCGCGTCCGCTCAGTGCGTCAACGCTGGGGCCTACGACTTCTGCCAGCCGGGCTACAGCCAGCCGCAGACCGACAACTACGATGCGGCTGCCGCACAGGAGCGCGAGCAGATGATCCAGGATCAGCAGGACACGCAGCGGCGCTTCGACGACCAGCAGCAGAGCCAGGATTTCTACGCGGCCACGCATCCGAGTTGGGGACAGGACGATCGCTAAGCTCATTCGCGACTCTTCCGCGAGTGCGAGTAGGCGCCGCGCATCATCTTGTTGCCGGTCTTGTTCGCGGTTGCGATAGCTTCGCCTTCCGGGACACCCGCCTTAACCATGGCAGTCGCTTGCTCAGCAGCCTTGCTGGCGGCCGGGCCACGGAGCTTGCTATTGTGCCGCTCCTTGAATTGCTGCGGGGTCCAGGGCATGGATCACAGGTAGCGATACCAAGTCGCGGTCGCGTTAATGTAGCGCCAGCAATACTCGGTCCCGGCCACGCCCGCCGTCACAGCGGTTCCCACGACCGACTGCCCGGTGTTCGCCGTCATCGTCACCGCGGTCTGCGTCTGCGTGCTCATCCAGCAGAAAGCTTGGGCTGAGCCGGGCGATGCCGGGAAGGTGATTGTCCCGGTTGCCAGCGTGCCGGCCGGATTCAGGAACAGCAGGGTCGTGTTGTTGTTCGGCGTGATCGTGAAGGCAGTCAGCGGCACGACATCCTGCTCGTGCAGCATGCCGCCGACGAGTCCCGCATCCGCGAATGGCGTCGGGACCCCGCCAACCCCGCCAGCCGCGTAAGGCACGAGGTCGCCTTGGTTCATGTGCTGGACGCCAACCGCGCCAGCCGTCGGCACGGTGAACTGCGCCGCGAAAGCGCCAGCCGTGCCAAATGACAGCGCGAGGCCGCAAACAGTGGCGAGGAGAAAACGCTTCATTGGACACGATCCCAGCTAGTATTGCTTGCGCTGTAGAGGTAGCAGTACTGTGTAGTCGCGGATGCCGATGTAATGGCGTCATTGAGTGTCTGCCCCGACGCCGCAGTCAGTGTCAGGGTCGTGATCGCCGGCTTCGTGTAGAAGCAATTGATCTGCCCATCGTCGGGGGAAATCCGCAGGTCGATTGTCAGCGCCGTGATCGTCGTGCCGCCACCAATCTGCATGATTTGCTGATGTCTGTTGAACACCAGCGTCCCGGAGGTCGGCGATTGCTTCGTGTAGTTCTGCACGGCGAGCGGCGGGATCAGATAGGTCGATCCCTGGAACGTGATCGTGCCGGCGGCCCACGCCGCGACAGCGCTGAGTAGCGTCGCGAGACCGGCGGCAATTATTGGCTTACGCATATCTCGCCTACGGGGTTCATGGTCAGCGGCGCGACATTTCCGTTCGAGTAGGCCCAGCCGGTCGATGCCGGCACGGTCGGAGCGGTCCCGCATGTCGTCACCACGTAGGCGAGCGTCAGCGGAATGGTCGTAGCTTGAGACCAAGCCGTCCGCGCCAGGATGGCTGCGGCGATCAATGCAGCCCCGATGACGAAGGCGTGCGGCGCCCTCATCCGTTCTGCACCGCCGGGGGCGCGATCGTGCCGAGCACGCGCACCTGAATGGTGGGCGGCCCGTTGCCTTGGCGCATCGGGTCTTGCCCATGAATCGAAGCGCCCCCACGCGCGGCCGGAGCGATACTCGGCTGACCTCCGGTGGCGTTGTGGAGCGCCATCGTCGCCGTGCCCGTCGTCACGTTGTGACCCTGATTGGTGACGAAGAACCGATCCTCGCCGCTGGCGAAGACAGGCTCCGCCGCAGCGCCTTTGCCTCTAATGCCGGAAACGCGGACACTCGCCTGGTTGCCGATCGACTCCTTGAAGAGCGCAAAGATTTCTTTTGCCGGTCCGTTGAGCGGCACCATCGCGAGATTTGGCGGCAGCGGCCAATTGAGCTCGGTCGGGACAACCAGATTGTCGGCCCCGCGGCGCATCGGCTCGATCAGTTCGTCGCCGTTGAGCAGTGGCGCTTGAATCTTTGACACAAGCCGGTAACGCGGCATCGCGTCTTCGTCGCCGCGCTCTACTTCGGCAACCGCACGCTCGATGCGCTCACGCATGTCCCGATCGGCCTTGCGGCGGTCGGCGAGCACTTCCGGGGAAACGAGCTTCTGACCCGAATTCTGGTTCGTCAGGTCGCCGATGGTCAGCGCCAGCTTTTCCATCGTGATCTGGAGACTGTCGCCCGCCGGAGCCGGAGCAGCGGCGACGACTTGGCGCGCGACAGCGGCAAGAACCTCTTGCTTGACAGCTTCGACGGCAGCCTTGAATTCGGGCGTGTCGGCGATGTCAACGGTCGCTGCGGCAGTCTTCACTTTCTTCGGTGGCACATGCTCGGGGCAAAAGCGCGCCCAATGATGGGTCGCGACAAAATCAGCCCCGCAGTTGGCGCACTGGCGATTCATGCCCACCATTAAGCGACCACGTAGTTCGACGCTGCTTGCTGCGCCGAGAAGAAGTCGTCGCGGCCCTGGACCATGAATGCCGCCGTAATCGTGCCTGCCGTGAAGATGCCAGAGGCCGACGGCGCCACTCGCATGATCATGCGGTAAAAGCGCGGGGTCAGCGTCGCGGGGGGCGCCGGCGGCATCGCCATACGGAAGACGCCCTTGCCGAGCGTCGTCGCGGCCACAAGCTCGCTCGCGGCCTTCGCCCCCGTCGTCGCGAAGTCTTCCCAGGTGCCGGGCTGGTAGTTGCCGGACGATCCGGTGTCGGGCGCGCCCTGAATGCAGAATTCGCCGGTCGCCGAAGTGCTGGTCGTGAAAGCGACGCCGACGTTGATCTGGATGTCGAGTTTCCAGACGCCGAGACCCATGTCGGTCCCGAAGAAGCCGGATGCCGGATTCCCGATGATGTTCGGTGGCGCGAAACCGGGGCCAACACCCATCACGTCGATGATGCCAGGGAAGATGATGGACGCCCCGGCGGCACCGATTACGGAAACCGGGGGGCCGTTCGGCGGGACGAATGAGGGAAGTGCCGCATCGAGCATCATGGCTCAAGTCACCTCGGTTTCTGTATTGATGAGTTGATCCACAGTCCTGATTGGCACGCCATCCCAAGAGGTTACGGGGCGGCCGGCATAATCGTCGATCGACTGCAAGACGTTGCGGTTGCGCATCGACTGGATGTGCATCCAGTGGCGCCCGGTACGGTTCGTGTACCAGACCGGGCGCACGCTGGGACCGGGGTCCCGCGGGTCGTCGGTCTTGCTGATGCCGCTGAGTTTGCCGAGGGCCGGCGGCAGATAGACGGCCTCGGCCATGAGGGCAAAGAGGTCTGCGGCGTTCGGGCCGGCAAGACCGGCGTTGGTCGTGTCAATGTTGGCGATCCGCACGCCATAGCGCCAATCCTCGGGGCAAAAGCCGAGGCGCTGCCGGAACCAGACGGTGTATGCCTCAAAGCGGTTGCCGAGACTGTCGAAGGCGGGGACGGTGTTGCCCTTGTCCTCCATCGCGAGGCCCGCTTTGGAGCGCTCGGGGAAGACGCCGTAGAGGGTACGCGGCCCCCAGCCGAGCAGAAGTATCGACAGATTGGACGACCCAGTGCCGCCGCCGTTGATGACGTTGGTCGCGTTCGCGGCGTTGGCGGTGTTGAGCGTGTTGTAGAAGCTCATCACCCCCATGATCGCGCTTGGGTTCGCAACTGAGTTTCCGTAGAGCATGTATTCAGTGGCGGTCTGCGACATGCCTTCCAGGAAGGCCATGTCCTCGCTTTCGCAGAACGCTTCGGGGTCGCCGCTGTCTTCGGCTAGTTCCTGATCAACCTGGCTGTAATCCTGCAAGCTCGCGACAGAGATCGACGCTTTGCCGGTCGTCGATTTGCTGTACGGGACGCCCTGATTGTAGGAGCGGAAATAGCCGCCTGGCATCGACGTGCGGAAGGCGAATTCATGGCGCGTCTTGCCATTGGCCATCTTCCAGGGAACATCGTCGTAAAACTCGTTTGCCTGGCTTAGAAGCTCGGCGATCATGGGAACTTTGCCGCCCGGATCAAGCCGATTGGCTACATCAAGAATGGTCGGCCACTGACCTGTCGCCAAAGCGGGCGCTCCCATAGGGTAGACGAACTACCCGCGCCCTTACTCATGCTTACAATTAATGGTCCATAATGTCAGAGGCTATTGGCGGGAATGTGTAGGCTATTGGCGGGAATGCGCCATCAATTGTCGTTATCGGCCTGCTTCGCCATCCTATAGAGCAGCCTAAGCCTCTCCTTGCTATACCCATAACGATGGCGGAGTATTTTCCACATGATTTTGTCTATGTCGCGCGCCTTAACGATCTCGCGGCCAAGCTCTAGTGGCGAAACGCCGGGGTGCCGAACTAGCGTTCCTTTCTGCGGATAAACAGGTTTATTGCCAGGCATAAACCATGAGGCCCCGGCCGTGTTGTCCGCATTCTGACCCTTCGGCATGTCAATTACGCGCGCCGCCGCGGGAATGTGTATAAGCGATCCGCGATCCACCGCCGGGCGGCCGCCCTTGCTGCTCACGGGCCGATGGCGGCCTGGGCTGTGGCGGCGGGCCGCCTTGGGATTCATCGAGCATGTGCGATAGACGCACAAGCGCCTTAAACAAGGCATAGCTGTCGGTGGCTCCCGACACGCTAAGCCACTCGTTCATCTCGGCGTGATTGGTCGCGGTTTTCGCGGCGTCACCGCCTGGATCGCGGGCTATCAGATTGAGCATCCGAATTGCCGTGGCTTTGCTGGTCTCGAACCCGGCCCCGCCAACTTCCGGGTCGGCTGCGATCTTAAGCCGTTCGCCGCGACGGTATTCGGCAAAAGCGTCATGCTGAGCTTGCAATGTGCGGTTGGCGAATTCTTCCATCGCCGCGGTGTGCATGCCCCACAGCTTCTCAGCCTGTTCCTTGGGAACATTGGCCTCCGTCATGATGGCTCGCACTTCGTCGAGCCGTTCGGCCGGGACTTCAAAGTTCTCCGGTATCGTGAATTCGTAGGCCGTCGCTTCGGGCGCGGCCGGCTCGGCTGCCTTCGCCTCACCCTCTGGTGCGGGCTTCGCCTCTTCGGGCGGTGTCGCCTGCAACAGCCCCGCTTCGTCGGTGTGCGGCTTGATCTGCGGCTCGGCCAGCGTGGGAGTGGCTGGCTCTGCGACAGGGGCTTCTGCTGGTGGCGCAGTTTCTACGGGCGCTGCAACTGGCTCTGGAACCGCAGTCGCACCAGCGGCGGCCTCAGGTGCCGCGACGGCGGGGGTCTCCGTCGGAATGGCCGGATGCTCTTCACTCATAAACGATCTTTCCAATTATAGTCAGTCTCAACCGATGCCCAGCCGTTCGGCTTGCGCTCGCCGGCCCCCGCCAACCAACCCTCTCCCCACGCCTTCGCGCACACGGCAAATGTTGCTGGCGGGATCGGTGGCCGGCCGAGAAGCCCGGCCGTGTGGCCGGCCGATCGTGCCCAGGTGAGCGCTTCGGTAGATGCGCCGGCGGGTTTGGGCGCGGGCTCCGGGAAGACTTCCTTGTCAAAATTCACGGTAGCGCCTTGGCGGTTTTGGCGGCGGCCGCAGATCGGGGTGATGCTCAGCCAGCATCTTTACGACGCCCTCTTGGCATAGCCGCATCCATTCGATGAACATTCGCTTCCCGACGCGCTGCTCTCCGGTGAGAGCGTAAGTCGCCAAGGGGTCCGGGAATCCTGTCGGCGAGGCCACCGCATAGCGCTCGGCGAAGAACCCGGTCAGCTCCAGCGTCTTCCATGCCTCGCGGCGCCCGATCTCGCTGGCAAATACTTCGGTCCAGAAGGCTTTCGCCTCAGCAGCCTCACGTTTGCCGGCGTCCCGGATGCGGCGATGATGCGTCGGGTCCGCCAGGTTCGGAATTTGAGGAGCGTCTTCCTCAGCATCCTCGTCGGCGAAAGGCTCCTCACCGCGCTCATTGCTCATGCCGGGATAACGAATTTCGTCCCGCACCAGGGGCAGAATCTGATCGGAGGCAAGTCATGCCCGATCTCATAATGCGCTGGGTACTCCTCTGGAGGATATCCGGGTTCTGTCACAGTTATTTCTTCTCCGTATCCCTCGGCATCAGTGCCCCGCTCGCGCGCTTTGGCAAAGACTTCGCAGCAATATTTGCTGGCTAGCTTCTCGCTCATCCTCCAAACCAACGCTTAAACGCGGAATTATCTACGTAGGTCAACTCTCCGGGCTTCATGCCTTCCATGCCCTTCGGGAGGGGCGGACGCTCCCCGATGAACTTTGGTTCTTCCACGAGTCTGGACAGCTTCTGGTCGATCGAGGCGAGCAACGCGATAATCTGTTCTGCTTGAGTCAATGTATTACACTCCCCTCGGGAATTATGATGCCGCCCGGCGTCACGACCTGGACCGGCCGCGTGTCGCGATGCGGCCCCGGCATCGGCTCGGGTAGAATCATCCCGAGCTTGCCGGTCGCCTTCGTCCGCATCTCCTCGGCCTCGCGGGCAAACATGCGCAGATTCTCCGCGAGCTTCTTAAACCTGACATCTGCTTCCTTGCGCTCGTCCTTCGTCTTCGACCCGCGTATCCAAGCCCCGGCGCGGCGGTGGACCTCGCCCATCATGATCCCGATGTTGAGCCAACGGTAATCCTCGCGCCATGTGCAGGCTTGCTGGCACGCGCCCTCAATCAGTCGGATTTCCGACAGGAATGCGAAATATTCAAAGCCCCGGCGCGGATGCCACGCCAATTTCTCGCATCTTTCAGCAGCGAGCGCGAAGTTCTCCGAAAGGCACGAAAAGATTTCGATCTCGGTTAAGGCGCTCATGACTTGCGCGCGCTCTCGCGGATCGCGGCGAGCATATCCGCCTCCGGCCCCGGCAAAACTGGCGCGGGGCCAGCAGCCAGGGCCGGGAGGACGGTCGGGGCCAGCGCCGAAGCACCGGCTTGCCGCCGTAGCTCGCGAGCGCGGAACCGATTGGCGGCCCGGCGCTTGTTCTTCGCTTTGCGGGATGCCCTCTGCTCGGCGGTGAGCGGGAAGGAGGCATAGACGGCGCGCGGCCCACAGAAGATATTGAGCGACCCAGGCGTCACCGTCATACCTTCGAGAAAGGCATCGTCAGCGACGATGGGAGGCGCGACTACTTGCTGGTAATGCCAACCAATCGCCGCCATCGGGTCAGGCTCGCCCTCCACCTTGCGGATTTCGGCAAGTTCTTCTTCGGTCGGCTCGGCATGCGGATCGTCCACAATCCAATGGCTCGCGCGAAGGCCGCGAATTTTGTGCTCGTTCATCCTTGCCCCGCTTGCTGGCCACCACCGACCAATTGCCCGAGCGCCGAGTTGCCCCCGTCGGGCGGTATCGCCGCGAGGCCCTGCGCCGCCTGCACTGCCGGCTGTGCGAGTTGGGCCGCCTGCGCCAGCGCCGCGTGCTGCGCCTTCATTTGATCCATCTGCTCAACCTGCTGCGGCGTGTACGTGTCCTTAGCGGGGAAGCCGCTCAAATCGCAATAGTCCCGCATCGTCTCGTCAAGGTTGATGACCCGGATCGGCTGCGGCACGCCGGCGACCTGCGCGGCTTCGGCGAGTTTCCCGGCCAGCGCCAGCGTGCGTTCCATCGAGCCAATCTGCGCCTGGCGCTGCGCCTGCTTCATCATGCTCGTGTAGGTCAGCTTGATCGGGGTACCGCGCAGGGATTCGGGCATTGGCTTGACCAACCCGCGCCGCTGCATGATCGACACGACGCGCTGAATGCCGGAGGCGACCTCTTGCTCGAACAACTCGATGACCGGGCCGAGGAGTTGGATTTTCTCGGCGACCCGCTGGGACAGCTCGAACTCGTTTTTTGGCTGGATGCCCTCCATATTCGTGATCGCCATGAAGACATCGACGTTGAACGCCTTTTCGATCCGGGCCTCGACGCGCTCGATATCCTGGACGAGCGGGGCCATGCCCTGCCCGTTGACCTCGAAAGCCGGGTAAAACTGGGTCTTTCCGTCCTTGGCGTTCACATAGGTAATTTCGCCGGGCAAGATGCTGGCCGGCTTGCGCTCCAATTCGACATCCCCGACCATCGGCGGCCGGACCATCTTGTCGATGTACTCACCCTTGCGGCTCTCTTCCTGCTGAAGCTGCCGCGTGCCCGGCAGCGCGTCCATGCCCCAGCCGCGTCCATAGGCATCGTTCGAGGTTTTCGACGCCCGCACTGCCATGAAGGGCCGCTCGGTGAACCCACGCCGCGACAGGGGACGCTCGCGTGCCCCACCACGCAGCCAGTAAAGCTCGCGGAAGGTGAAGTGGTCCGGCACCACCTTTATCTGCTTGCCGCCACGCCGCGAGGCGATCGGGTAGTTCGGCTCGATCGCATGGACGACGATGAATTCCTTATCGACAGAAGCGCCGCCTCCTTCCCACGCTTTCCGTATTTCCAGCGGGCAGTTCTCGACCCTGAAGAACTCGACGATCTGTCCGACCGTGTAGGTGAACTCGCGGTAGAGCACGTCCACCGATAGCCGCGACCCGACTTGCAGGAAATACTCCCCGGCGCACGGGTTGTAGACCCGGATCACGTCCTCGTAGTCTTCGTAGATTATCAGCGGCGACGTGCCGAAAGTCGCCACGTCCTGAAACATCTGTGCGGATTCGAGATACCAGTTCGACCCGGCCATCACGGCGAGGATGCGCTCCGCCGTGTCGTCGAGCCACATGCGACCCGCTGCGTCCGGCTCGATCGACGATAGCGCCGGGTCCAGCCGGAACCACGGCCGGGACGGCGACATTAGCCCAGACAGCATCCCCGCTGCGGCGATCCGCATCGCCAAGGTCGCCGTCTCGTTGACGATCGATTCGTTTACCGGAAAGCCGCGGTTGAAGGTGTTGGCGCTGATCCACCAATGCCAGCGATACGGCAAAATATACTGCGCGAGTATCGCCCAATGTTGCCACCAAGAGTAGCGCCACGATCGCAGCATGTTGAGCCGCGCTTCGACGCTCTGGTAGACGGTTGGCCAGTCTTCCCAGATCGGGCGCGGCTCGTAGTCGTTGTCGTTGACCGGCTGGAGCGCCAGGATGCCAGGGCCGGCCTGCTCGTAGGGAGCCGATCCGAAATCCTGAATGGCGGCGGCTGACTGGGCCATCAGGGCTTGTCGTCAAGCAGCCGCTGGTTGATGCGGTTGATCGGCAGCATGTGCGCCACCTTCGCTGAGATGAACGTCTCGATCGCCGAAGTCAGCCGCTCGGCATAGGGGCCCGACGGGATTTCGACGACAGCGATGATCTGCCGGATAAGCGCGTGCCGGGCCACGAGAAGGTCATCGGCCGCAGTCATCAGGTCAGGCTCGCTCACTGGCCGGTCAAAGTTTTCTGCGCGGTCGGCGGTGTCGCGGCACCCTGGCCCGTCGTCAGGATCGTCCCCGACAACCCTCCGCCGGCAGCAGCGGCAGCCGCATTCGCCGCAGCAGCACCCGACGTTGAGACGGCCGGCGTCGCTGCCGATGGTGGTGTTGGCGGGGGAGGAGGTGGGGGAGGAGCCGGTATCTTCGGCGCGAGGAAGCCCGTTTTCGTTCTCCTTACAGTAGCAACGCCTGCCCCGTGAAGGGGTTTTCCGAGCGCGCATGTTTTCTTAGATTGCACAAACCATGTGCAGCCGCAAGGTTTGTGACATCGTGCGTCCCGCCTTTGGCTAAAGGGATGACATGGTCAAGTGTGGCTGGGTTGCTTTTGGTGAACCGTTTGCGGCAAACGTGGCAGCTCGCTGCCCTCAGTACACGCTCCACTTCGTCAGATGTCGCGGTCGCAGATGACTGGAGCTTTAGGGCGCGGCGCTTGGCTTCATGCGCTACCGCCCTGCGTTTGCCAATGGCGGTTTGCTTGTATGCCGCCCTTACCGCGGCGCTCACATGCTTCCTGTCGGCGCAATATTTTAGCCGATCCTCGCGATTCGCCCAATAGTAAGCTATTGCGTAGGTCCGGCGATAATCTTGGTGCCGCTGATATTCTGCCGGCCAGTCACGCTGCGGCCTGTTTGCCTCATACTCCGCAAGCTTCTCGGGGTGCGCCGCGCGCCAAGTCTTCATGTACTCGCGCTTTTCGGCCGCATCCATCACCCAGCCTCTCCCATCTCGCGCGCGGCCTCGCACACCAATTCCGGGTCAATCGCCGTCGCCAATGCCTCGCGCACGACCAGCGCGCACTCCGGGTGCCCGTCGGCAATCGCCCGCACGCCCTGCGCCAGCGCTTCAGCATGCGTCTCGCACAGCACAAAGCACAGATGCACGCTGACCGAATTGTGATTCGCGCACTCCGCTCGCGTCTCGACGACCCAGGCCGATTTCATCGCAGTATCTCGCTATCCTGAATCTTGTACGGGTTGTACTCCGAACGGAAATACCCCCGGTTCCGGCCCATCCCGCGATCCGGGCGCCGAGAGCCGACCGGCTGTGCAAAGGTCATCGCCAGCGCGTCCGCGTGATCCGGCGACATCCCAATCCGCGCTTTCAACTGCTCCTTGTCCTCCAACTGAAGACGATCCCGATTATATGTATACATCGTCTGCGTCAATGCCTGCGTCAACTCCGGGCAGTCCGGCGGCAACTGGCCGCCCTGCTTTATCCACTCAACCAGCTCCCAATAAATCTCGGCCCGCTTGTTCAAATATCGCGGGTCGTTAGGTGCCCCGGCAAACTGCACGGCGACCGGCCGATGCCCCAGCAGCCGCAAATTGTCGATCCAGCTTGCCCCGTACCCGCCCGTGTTGTCCACGAAGCACGCATCCGCATCCCAGTCCTGCCACTTCCGCGACACGTGCCCGGCGCCCTGGATGCCATCTATGTTCCGCCACATCGAGGGCCGAAAGGCCACCAGCCCCTGCCGCGGGAACAGCACCGACGCGTCGTCGCCCTCGCGTGCCACGTCCACCCCCATCAGCCGCGACGAGTACGCAATGTCGTGCTCGCGGTACGACCGCTTCCCGGCCGCCTCCATCTCCTCCGGCCCGATCAGCACATTCAAGTCCGAGTCCGGGAACTCCGCGAATACGTTGACCTTGACGAAGGCATTATTCCGTCCCCACCGCGCGATTTCCTGCTTGGCCCACTCAAGGGGTATCCGCGGGCTCCGCTCCGGGTCGTCCGGGTCGCCGGTGATGCGCACCCACTCCCAAAGCCCCCGCTCGCTTGTGGACGCCCGGTAGAGCGGTCCCGACCGCTTCGACGTGTTCCCGGCCTGCGCCATCCGCGCCTCGTGGTTGTCGTCAATGCCGGCCGTCATCGCGGCCTCCGCCGACGCCATCACGGCTTCCGGCATCCCGCCGGTCTCATCCAGCAAATACAAAATCCGATCCGCGTGGAACCCCGCCAGGGTGTTTGCCTGCTCCTCCGCATTCGCATTCTGCTTCCAGGTCCGCGCCGACACAAACCACGTCTTCGGGTACTGCTTGCAGATGATCCGCGCGCTCTGAACCTCAAACAACTCCTGTAACAACTTCGACTTACCATGCCACTTCGCAAGTTCCTTCCAGAGACCATCCTGCAAGTTCTGCCCAGAGATCGACGTGACCCCGACGTTGGACTGCCACCGGGTCAGCACAAAATTCCAGCACAGCCACGCCAAGATGGTTGTCTTTCCGGGACCCTTGGCACACCCCATCGCAATTCGCTGCCGATGCGGAAACAACTCCAATACCTTCTCTTGCCATGCATCCGGGACCGCCCCAAACTCCTCCCGAACCATCTGCGCAGGGTGCCGCTCCCACCGCAGCAACCGCTCCGCACCAACGTCAATCGGGCTTGGCATGGCGCCGCATCATTTCAATGCGCCCTAAAGAGCGGGCCTCAATCTCGTCCGGCGCTACGGATTCGGAATACAGTCGGGCCAAAGTCTCCACTGCCCCGATCAACTCCTCGCGCGTCATCTCAGAGAGCCGCTTCCCCTTGAATGTCACTACCGGGTCGGGCATCATCAACCTCTCCAGAATTTACATTTTTTATGTGTGCGACCGGCCGCCTCTCAGCCTATTAGGACAGACCAGCGAGCCCACGTCGGTAAACCACCTCAAGCCTGGCCGCAGCGCTCGCCCGCGCCGAACATCCATCACAAAGCCAACCCGGCGAGCACTCCTCCCCGTGCCCTAGCGTCTGCCCGCACGGAACGCCCCGCCGGGGATCATCTGCAATCAAACTCAATTCCGTAACCACATTTTTTATATGTGTAGGCAACATCGCCACTCCCTATTAGGCAAGCAACTTCAGAACACTCCCAATCCACGTCGCCAGCATCCGGGACGGCAAGCCTGCGCTCAGCCACCAACCGCACGCCTCACACACCCTCCGCTCCGCACAATCCCCACATCCCGAATCGCCACCACACGGAATCGCCCCACCTCGATGCGAGCCTGCCCAAACTAAACGGCAAATCGCATTTTTTATTTTCAGGTCACTCATGCGATGCCTATTAAGCGCAAAAGATGACATATCCGAGATGTAATCCCATCTCTGGCAGAGGCATCAATTTGGATGCAGTAACACCCAAGCGGGTCAAGAGCGCCAGCATCCCTCAGACTATCGTATTCCGCTTGCGTCATTACTCTCTTCCTCTGCCATTCAGCAAAATCTGATGGCAACTGACTATTTTTATTTTCTGCTAACCGCATCTGTCCGCCTATAACCGATCCGCCGAGACGAGAGAGGAGGGGTAGGTGTCAATCGAGCGAGGCCGGGTATGCCCCCCAAACGGTACTTTTCTCGAACCGGGGGGGAGGGTCGATCTGCCGCCTTTGGTACTCGGGATAACACCTGTTGTCACGAGTACGCACTATCGTTTGTCTTCAATGGCTTGCGTCGGCTGCACATCGTCAGCGTGTTCAATAGTCTTCATCTCGTCTTTGCGTTGAAACAGCGTCTCAAGAGCGAGTGAGCCGCTGACTTCCTGCTCGACCCGATCGGCCCACATCACAGCTTCGGCGGGCTCGCGTTTCTTGCCCCGACGGTTCCGCAACCATAAGGAGGCCGCGTTCGTATCTGGCGGGAAATGCTCGATAAATGGCGCATAGACTGGCTCCGGAGCACCTGCCGGCATGAAGATTTTGACTGCTTCGTGGCTCCAGCCGAGACCGCGACGGTACAGCGAATGAGCCATGTGGGCATCGGCTTCAGCTTTGCCGCGCGCGCAGGACTCGGACAATTCTGGGTGTTTTGAACGCCACTCGTAGAGCGTGTCCGGGCTGATTTTGAAGCAATTGGCCATTTCATTATCGGTCGCGCCGAGCAGGCAGAGCTTGAACGCGAGTTCTGGATGGAAGCTTGCGTCGTAACCTGTTGGTCTACCGGCTGGCATGTTGGGGCACATAGCGCAGGCTGGGGTAGGTTGCAAGCGCTGAAGGAAGTTCCGCTAAAGCGGCCACGCCCTTTCGGGCTATTTTGGTGCATCGTGCCCCACGACACCCCCTTACCCCCTAGGCACCCCTGGAGGCTTGCGGATGACGTTGATATGGCAACCTGGTGTTCCGGCGACGTGGTGAGGCTGCGCCGGGCTTAGATTGCTCCCGGCTGCTTAGGCTCGGTCCAGCGCGTTGTGTGGCCGCGGCACTTGGCTCCTCCGCATTGCATTGCTCGGGAGAACCGGCGTCATGATGGATTGCCTGCCGAGCGGACGACGCGGGGTTGATTTTCCGCGGGCGCATCAGAAGGCCCTAAAGCAAGATACTCGTCGAGCCAGTGTTGGTAGGATGGATGTTTGAGGCGCGGGCGACACCAGCGCAATAAGCGCTTCAGCCACGCAATTTCGTATTCCAGGTCTTGACGTTGGGAACTTGGCTGTGCCACAAGCGCCTCGCTGCTCGACACAGCGCTGCTACGACAGCCCTCCCCTCGCTGTCAAGCACGAAACCCGGCCCGATCCCCCTCGGCGCCGGGTTTTTCGTGCGCTCAGTCGAGGAGCTCGGCTGCCCCCTCGATCGCCGGCTAGGTCGGCAATCCCAGCCGTATTTTCATCGCCACCTCTGATACGTCAAGCGCCCTCGCCAGAGATTGCGCTGATGTGTTATGCCCTTTATCTGAAAGATGATCTTGTATTAGGTTCCATGGCATGAGCATATCGGCGGCAAATCTATTTGCTTCAGCTTCTCGGAAATTAGATAGCTTAGACCTATAGAACACGTCGTCCTCAAGGCTGTCACCGATAAGATCAAGATGTAATACAAAATGCCCTATTTCATGAGCTATAGTAAAGCGCTGCCTTACCTTCGCCTCTTCATTGTTTGCTAAAATTGCCCATCCAGAAGACCCACCCTCAGTAGGACTGCGATAAAGCTTTCCCGATATGCCAACCGGCAAGCGTCCAGAATACACGTTTATGCCTAGAGCGTGGGCAATGGCTCCTACCTGCACCGGGGCCTTTCCCTGATGTTGCCGTATCAGAGCTGTCGTATCAAGGGGGGGCATCGTCCCTCCATTCATCCTTTGCTGGCGTCCCCGGGAAACGCGGTTCTCGGGCATCGTCTGGTGAAACTCTCTCCTCGCCCAAAACTGACACAACCAGCGCGTTCTTCAAATGTTCTCTCGCGGTACGGGATACAAGGATCTCGATCTGCTCCATGAATGCGGGCTGTGCGAGATGCATCCGCACCGTCTCTTCCGCTTTAGCTCGGGCGGCAATTTCAGCTGAAATAATCGCACGTCTTCGAATCTCGCGGTATCCGAAGATCGTCACGATCGCGACGATCACCCCCAAGGCCGCTACGATAACGGTCGTCGCCAACAAGACAAGGGTCGCCAAATCAAAGCGGCTCAGCGTCGCGGCGATCTCTCCGTTCGTGACCTGATTGCCGACCATCCGCCAACCTGGGCGTTCCTCTCACGGTTGTATAACTTATGACGAAATGAAATACAATACGCGCGCTATCGACTGCGTTGCCAGTACCCGGCAGAATCGACGCTCGGGAGGCTGGCGCGCGGGAGA